ATTGGGTACATCGATCTTCTTTGACAGGTAGTACAGAGTGATTAGAGATGGTCCTTGGCGCTTCCTCGTTGTTGGGCGATTAGTCCCGACAGAGAGAGGCGTTGGAGCATGGTTAATTTTACCATAAGCTCCATTATAGCCTAAGAACCCATCTCTAGGCTACCCCGGTAATGATTCCTCCAGTGAAAATCAGGCTATTATAATTGACGCCGGAAATAGTGAACTGGGTGCCACCTGTTAGAGAAACGGTCCAGGATTGACCTGTGTAGGTTGTTCCGTTATTGACGTAGTACCCAGATCCGGCGACAATAGATCCTGCTGTTGTCGAGACCGCAGCAGCAGTACTAAGGGTATCAAAGAGTGCTCTCCTTGAGGCGTTGATAACAGTAGTGCTATTAACCTGATAGACCCCATTGGATCCACCGCTAGACCCTGCGTTAAACCCACCTACGGTCTGGATAGAGTTGGTAGCTGTCTGGGCCGTTACGTTAACTCCTCCACTGGCTCCCGTGGAAGAGATAACCTTCGCCGTGCTGAGCGTACCGTCGCCATAGACAATAAAGTTACCGCCACCGGCCTGGAATGCCGTAGAAGCCGTTGATACTGAAGTGGATATCGATCCAGACGTTGAAATTGTGCCCACGTTGGCGATATTTCTACTGGAATCAATAACTTGAGTTCCGTTGATGTTATACCCACCTGCCGTGGTGTTGAAATTAGAGCTGCAGGTAATCGTCGTCGCGCCGCTAATCGTTGACGACATCGACAGGCTACCGACGTTGGTTAGATTCCTAGAGGCATCTATTACAGTAGTGCCTGCGATTTGGTATACGCCACTGGCGGATAGATTAAGACTATCTCCAGCCGTAGCCGGAGCAATTGTGGTTCCCGATCTGCTCCAGTAGTTGGTCGATACCGCAGAGAAGTCTACAGTCTGCCATCCGGCATTATAGTACCAGTAAGTAGCCCCAGACTTATAAGCAAATCCGCCATACCCGCCACCTGGAGTATTTAGCCCAGCGGTGGTTGAGTAACTCTTGAGGTAGAGTGACTGATCTACGGTTACACCTAGTCCGGTATAAAGGCCGCCAGAAGGTGCCTGAATGGTATTATATGCCGCCCCCGAGAATCTTGCCCCAGCTCCCCATAGATTGGCATCCGAGATCGTCCCCGCCCCCGTCCCATAGGCAAACGTCCAGAAGGTCTGTCCGGCGTAGGTGGCGTTATCATAGAAAAGAACACCAGGGCCACTTGACCAGTCATCTCCAGTGGTTCTCGTCGGAGTCCTGGCGACAGAGGCTGCTGTTATGTAGTTAGTGACGCTGAAGTTAGCTGCCTGTACACCACCCGCGCTAGCGCGGATGCACTGGTAGTTTGCTAGGTCGGTATAAAACCCGCTCTTGGCCCAAATGTAAGAATTAGTACACAGCGCGTAGGTAGATACCGCCGTGGAGGAGTTTGTCCCAGAGGCCCAGAGTAGCGGGTCGTTGGCCCCAAAAGATCCCAACCCGGTTAGCCCAGTAGGGGTATTGGCATAGCTCAGGGCCTGGAAGTCGATATAGCCACCCCTGCCTCCGACATAGGAGTAGTAAGTAACTCCGGTCTGAGTTCCTGCACTTCCGGTTAGGGTTAGTGAAGTACTGGAGTTATAGGTTGATACTGTATAGTTAACTCCATTGATATTAATAGTTTGACCAGCAAGCGCCGAGGTAAATGTCGCCCCAGATGCCCAGGTAACGGCGGTTCCTACGGTATTTACCGTTCCTTGGTAATACGTTGGACCTATACCAATCCCAGAAAGAAGCGCACCTCCGCCGATGTTGGCTGTGGGCTGCCAAGCATTAAGTGCGGCATAGTTATTAGACTGAGAAAGAACTCCGCCTGTAGTCTGTAGGTAGGCACTATTTCCAAGGTAGAGAATCTCTGGGGAAGAGCCGTAATACCATAACAAATTAGCATCCCCGGTCAGGGTTCCGCTATTGTTGAAAATCAGTTGCTTGTCAGATCCAGCCGTGAAGGAACTGCTTAGTGTTGTCCAGTTCCTGACCCCAGAGGTAACTGAGGTGGAGTACTTGAAAGCCTTGGCGCTGGAATCGTACCTAAAGAGCCCAGTGGTATCGGCGTACTTATTGGCGTTCTGGGCGCTATAGGTGCTATCTGTCAAGGCAAACATGGCATCACCCTGAAGACTGCCTGTAGCTATAACGTCGTCATAAGATAGCAGTGTCCTGCCGCCCGTGGTGATGGATCCCTTGGTGGAGGCGCAGACATTAAACATCGACTCCCCTTGGTATAGCAGGGGGTTAGAGAAGGCTACCGATGCCTGGGTTCCGGCGCTAGACGAAAGAACTAGGTGTGTAGAGTCGGTCTTGGTGGAGATCGTGTAGGTTACGCCATTGATTACAATTGACCCACCGTTAGAAAATGACGAGAAGTCGTCTCCAGACTGCCAAGTTACGTTGGTAGTCGCCGTAGAGCACCAGCCAACGTACTGGAGTTTGGCATTGTCGGATAGGAAGGCTTTTAGTCCAGTACTGGAGTAAGTTGACCCATAAAACGACAAATAGTCGAAGTTAACCGAGTTAGAGGTTGACCTATAGCGAGTCAAAAGCGAGTCTGATTTAGCCGTTAGATCATTCTGGGTTAGGGATAGCGTAATCCCAGTTGTGGAACTTGATCCAGAATCCTTGTAAAACTCTGTTAGGTAAGGACTTAGTAACTGATTTCCGTGGATCCAGTTCTTATCGCCAGAATCGAAAGCAGGGGCCCCCAGGTCGGCTCCATCCTCGGTGATGGCGCACCATTGGTAATTTAGGCTTATCCAGGCGATAGTATTCCCAATTACGGTATTGTTTTTTACTGTTCGCTTAGTGCCGAATCCGTCCGTGATATTATACAGGGTTATTGGTCCAGATCCTGGACCGCTTCCGTCCGACCTGAGATAGTGAACCACGTTATTGCTGGAGACGGTTGAGTTCTGGGAGCCTCCTAAAAGGATAGCTCCTCCGTCCTTATTTATGAAGGAGTTGCCAGAGATGTTGATGTTTCTTGAACCAAAGATGCCGCCATAGGTATTATTGGCATTAACACCGTAAGACCATGTCGATCCATCATTGGACGGCCCAGAAATGCTAATTTGGTCTTTTGCGTACTCTGGGTCTGCCGTCCCATTCTGTCCTGAGCTTCTCGGAGTAATGCAGATATTACCAGAAATGGTACCATCGCAAAATCCATCAGCATCAATGTCTCCACCATTAGTGGACATCATTGAATTGTCCGAGTAGGTTACACCTTTACATATACCTGAAGTGTCAAGGGCTGTTGCATTCTTGTTAGTGTACACCCTGGGGCTGTCTTGTGTTATAATCCTTGCCCAGCGGGGTATTGGAATGTTGGTTGGTCCAATGTCTATGGTTCGATCTGGCGGTATATAGCCGGTCCTTCGCATAGAATTCCCGATGGCTGCTCCGCCAACGACGCCACCAAAAAGAATGCAGTCTAATCCGTTATCAATAAAAGTGTTGCCAATAACCCTTAAATCATTGTGCAGAATATCAAAGTTATAAAGATGACTCCAGACACAGTTTCCATAATTCCCTCTAAACTCGCACCCCTGCACAAGTGTTCCGTAGGTCGTTGATAAATAGGCACCACCTCCAGCAATTCCGTAGGTATTTAGGAAGATTCCACCATTCCAAGATCCGTAATTGCAGTCTGTATGATTCCAGTTACCAAAGATGGTCGGTCTGTTGTTTAGGAAATCGCACCCGATGATCTTGGTGTTATAGATGTCATAAACGCCAGTATCGTAAACCCCACTATTGGTCCCCCCGGATGGCGTACCGTTGGTTGCGTCAATTAAGATGGAATACCCAGCAGCGTGCTGGAAGGTCATCTTGGCAAAAGTGGTGTTCTTTACTGGACCATGAACCCAAACAGACGTGTTTAGCGTCAGGAACGAGTGCATAGGGTCATTATTGAAGTCCCCTACGTGCGTGGCCTCGTTGTATCCACCTTTAGCCGCCGTGGTAGTTCCTCCGTCGATGCAGAAGTTATAGAAGGTTACATTGTCGCTCTTAACGTCAAAAAGACCCTTATAGGTAGCAAGCGTTCCTGTTAACTTAACTAGCGAACCAACCCCTTCTCCTACAAAACTGATCGGGACCGAGGAGTTAATTGTAACCGTAGACCCCATTTTATAGAACGACTTGCACGCCGGGATGTAGATCGTCCTTGCAATCGTAGATGTAGATGCCGCAGTAACCGCAGCGTTAAATGCTGCAGAGCAGTCCGTTGTGCCATCCCCCACTGCCCCGAAATCCAGAACAGAGATACTTTCTCCAATCTTTTCATTTAGTTGGCGATCCATTGCTCCCAGGAAGTCAGTAGTAGGTGCGTACTGAACCCTGACTGTACTGGCCCCCCCTCCGCCTCCTCCACCCCTGTTTCCAGAGGTAGAGTTGATGATCTGCTGTACGGTGGTGTTAGTAGTAGTTCCTGTCTTAGAGGAGACCCTGGAGTACAGATCGTTAATGATCTGATTTAGGCGATACAGGTCAGGGTCGCCGAGGTCCGAAGAGAGGACCTTCATACGAGTATCTGGTTCTTGTGAATTAGTCTTCATGTCTAGACCTGTACAACTAGGTTCTCCCAAATAATAAACGAGTCAGCATCCTGCCTCTGATCCTTGGATAGGTTAATGTAGCACGTCCTAGAACAGTCTCTATAAAGCCGGAACTTCTTAGTCGGGTCATTGGCCGTTAAGACGATTCTGTGCTTCTTGTCCTTATTCTTTACTCCGTTATAGACCGATGGGACATAGAACCGCTCAGTCTCCCTGGTTGGATGAACTGGCAGAACAGTGGAGTAGAAGAATGTTCCATCCTCCCGGTAGATGCTAACGGTGATAGTTCCGGCACACTTGTAGTCCACCCATAACTGCTTGATAATACTATACCCAACTGAACCGTACCCCTGGTTGTAGGTATCAAAGATGACAAAGTCACAGGCGTCCCTTACGAGATTCCACTCGGGCTGGCCGAATAACTGAGCCTTTCCTCCCGTCCCTGGGGTAAAGGTAAGCCTAAAGAGGTAGCCATTAATTTCGGTGGCATTGACAGGAGTCTCAAAGGTCTGACGAGTAGAGGTAGAGGTATTGACAGTCCAGGTCTGGACTTGTGTGCCATCGACCTCAAGGCCAACCGTACAGTCTACTCCACCTGTATCGATTTGGATACCTACTCCCCTAAAGATCTTGGCACAGGCACTATTGGCGTTAGTCCACTCTGTAAACTTAGAAGTATCAGCCGGATAGGGGATAGTATTGCCAAATTTATACCCCCACATCTTGAAGTCAGGGCTCTGCGTCCCGGCCCCGTTTTGCCCTAGGGATCTAACCCTGACCATCTTGCAGACCGTCTCAGTCAATGGGAAGGTCTTCTGTCCCCTGCCGCCTGAGCTATTAGGCAAGGTAAGCGTCTGGGCGGCTAATGTCCTGGTATTTCCATCAATCCCAGTTAGGGTGTCAATAGCAACCTGGACGTTAGTGTCATTGGTGTCGTGACCTGTTTCAAACTCAATGGTGATCTCAGAGATCTTCTTGTCATAAGGGTGTCCTAGGTCATCCCAGTCGAAGGTATGATAAACTGCCCCTTTGTCTACTGGACGGAAGATTGCCTTGTACTCCCAGAGTTGGAATCTACCACCAGAGGGGATGGCCGTTGGATCGACCTGTAGGCGCATCATCTGGAAGGTAATCCCGGGGTTTAGAGTGATATTTACCGATCTCGTCGCCTGGGTGGAGGTGATATTTACCGTTTGTTTAAGGCTGCCATCACCCCAAATTTGCACAGGTACGGTCTGGCCATTGGTGTTAACATCGAACGTAATTTGCTCGGCGTACTTCGTGTAGTCATACCCAAAGTCAGTCCACTCCGTAGAAAGAACTGTTGGCTTGGGTAACTTTTCATAGTCAAAGTGATAGTCAAATAACTGGAACTTTGCCCCAGTAGCGTTGACGTCCGTAGTGTTCGTGTTCAGCCTGATCAGCCTAGCCACTAAGTCAGGATTCATGGCAAAAGACTGCATCCGATTAGCGGCAGTGCCGTTAACGGTAACGGTCTGGAGGACAGAGTTATCCCCAACGATATCAACCCTTACGTTATTGCCTGCGGTATCGCAGTTGATATACAGTTGGTATAACCGTTTTTCATACTCATACCCCTGGTCGGAGTAGTCAGTAAAGTAGACCTTATCTTGGGGATACTTTACGGTATTGCTAAACTCATACCCCCACATCTTAAAGCTATTACTCTGGGTCCCTCCGCCAGAGTTGCCTAAAGACCTGATTCTAATCATCTTACAGACTGTCTCCGTAAGAGGGAAGGTCTTCTTGCCACGGACTCCGCTAGTGTTCGGCAGGGTCAGTGTTTGTGCGGCCAGAGACGGGGTGTTTCCATCAATGCCACTAAGGGTATCTATAGCAAGCTGAATGGCGGTATCACCGCTATCGTGCCCGGTCTCGAACTCAATAGTTACTTCCGAGATTTTCTTGTCGTAGGGGTGACCCAGATCATCCCAGTCGAAGGTGTGCTTAACGGCCCCTTTGTCGGCCTGTACGAAGATGGGGGTGTAGTCCCATAGTTGGAAGCGACCACCTACAGGAATGGCCGTGGGGTCAATTTTCAGCCTCATGGTCTTGAACTGAATGGCCGGATTGAGGGTTATGTTGATGTTTCTGGTAGCGTGAGTGGTGTTGACATTGACAGTCTGATTCAGCGTTCCATCGCAGTACACCTGCACAGGAACAGTCTGCCCATTAGTGTTCACGTCGAAGGCAATTTGCTCTGCATCCTTGAGGTAATCGTACCCAAAATCACTCCAGGGAGTGGAGTAAATTGTAGGTTTTGGCAACTTCTCGTAGTCGAACCGATAGTCAAATAACTGGAATTTTGAGTTCGTGGCGTTGACATCAGAAGCGTTGGCGTTAAGCCTAATTAGCTTGGCAATCAGGTCAGGATTCAGGGGAATAGCCTGCATCCTGTTATCAGCCGTCCCGGTAACGGTGACGGTCTGTAAAATCCCGCCATCACCCCAGACATCTACTCGGACGTTCTGATTGTTAGTATCGCAGTTAATGTACAGCGCGTACAGGCGCTTCTCGTACTCATAGCCCTCATCCTTGAAGTCAGTAAAGTAGACCTTGTCGGGAGGGTAGTTATCCTGTACGAACTTAAAGTCGAAAATCTCATAGACGGCACTTGCTACCTTCGGGCGCAGTCTGACCATCTTGGCAATGGTTCCGTCATTGATAGGCAGGGTAATCTTAGATCTTCCAGTTGCCGCAGGAAGCGTAAGTGTTTGAGTTGCTAGGGTTTGCGTACCTCCTGCTATCCCCGAGACGGTGTCCAAGAGGATGTCACAGGCCGTGGGGGTGCCGCTGATGCTATTGTCATACTCAATGGTTACCGTACTCAGGCGCTTATCATAGGGGTGCCCAAGGTCGCTCCAGTCGGTTACGCGGCCCTTGATGATGTCCTGTAGGGCGATGGTATTGAACGATAGACCATGGATAAAGTTGGCAGCCGTGGAGGTGCCATAGAACTCAAATTGTACAGCCCTTGCCTCTTTGCCAGCAGAGGTTAGGGGACTACCTGTCTGCTGAAGCGGCAGTGAGACTGTCTGGCGGCCCGTGGATCCAGGAGTGAAGTTAAAGACGTCAGTAGAGTCAGCCGTGGAGGAGTAGTCGTAGTAAAGCTGAGAAACGAAGGTGTTTGTAGTCTTCCCTGGGGTAGTCGAAGTAACGGCCCCTGAGGTAAACTCTACGCCAATGTCGGTAAATTTCTTCTTAACTAGCGCCGCTCCCATGTCATAGCACTTGCTAATGACATCGTAGTAGATCGCATGAGCCCCGGTCCCGTCGCTGTAGGTGCCGACGTTATTGTAGTAGATCAGTCCAGCTACCGTCGTTCCGGTATAGGAAGACTTGGCGGCAATAATATCACCAGTGGCCTTATTGGAGGCTAGGCAGGTAACCGAAGTAGGATACAGTGTTACGCCGTTTCTAGTGGTAGACAGAGTGGCCGATGCGTCATAGACCTCATCCACGCTCCAGCGGTCAAATAAGATATTGTACCTAAATAGGTAAAACGCCGTAGTGGTAGTCCCTGGCTGCCAGAAATTGCCAGCAAAGTAGACCTCATTCCCTTTTTGAACTAGACTGACCAGGGCCGGATAGATCGAGGAAGACCCAGTGCCCGTGTAGTTTTGATTCAGCGGAGTTACTCCATTAACGACTCTCTGATTGAAGACAAAGTCAATAGCTAAGCTAACCTTGCGGACAGAGCCGCCTGCCCAGGCATAAATACCATCGTAGGACAGGAACCAGATTTCGTTATCGACGTAGGTCCAGGCATACTTCTGGACTAATCCGCGATTGGCAGGAGTCTTGAATGGACCAACCATGCGTCCATTATCGAGCCTAACCGTGTAGATACCATGTTGGCACAGGGCTACAATTTCACCATTGAACTCCGCCAGCCCCATAATGGGGTTATCCGGGGTAGAAATTTGAACCACATGGGCATTTCCGGTCGATTCGTTGATAGTGGGCCATGCCTCAGGCTGCCCTGTCTTGGATCTCCAGAGCATGTGCGGAGCCTTGGCAACACCTGCCATCCATAGGCAGTCCATGGCCGCCAAGACCTGATCACCAGCCAATCCAGCATTGGTGCTCCAAGAGACTTGCTCATTGGCGGCATGAACATAACTCAGGTAACAGTCAAAGGTGGTAGCGGTAATATTCCAGACTGTTACGATCTCCTGATTCTCTGAGCCACCAGCCGTGGAGGAGGATACACCATTCCCAATAATTACCTGCGTCCCTGGGGTCAAAACCGTCGTTAGGTCAGAAACTCCAGAGACTGTAGGGGTGATAGTAATAGGGGTATTTCCAACGGCAGTTCCTGAGTTAATGGAGCCTACGTACTCTTTGCCGATAGAGACGGTTACCGGGGCATCATTGTCGAATTTGGCTTGTACCGCGTTAGTGATAGATAGGTCGTCAACGGTATCAATAAAGAAATCATTATTAAGCGAAGTTCCGCTAATTCCTGGATTTGTAGCTAGCCCTACTCGCCTAAATGCTCCATCGGTAAAGGATCCACCCCTTCGGTAGATGGCTACCTGGGTTACTCCGGCGTTGGAGGAACAATTAGTGCTAAAGGTGCCATTGTCCGTACCAAAGAAGGTTACCCTAACTCCCTGATTCGATACAGTTATTGCCTTATCGGCGTTCATTAGAGGGGAAGGATTGCTCTCTGCTCCGGTCTCTGGATCCCTATAAGTATAGACGTAGTCGTAGGGCTGTAACTTGGGATCCGACCCGGAGTCTAGGCCGCCATGACCCCAGGCAAATAACTGACCGGCGTTAATCGTGAAACCAACCGAGGTATCGACCGGGGTAATTACAAGTTGTGCCGCTGTGACGTTGATCCAGGAGTTATTGCCAGATCCTACGCCGTTCTTGGTAAAGGCCGACTTAATGATGTCTTGCTCTAGCCAGTACGCTCCACTTGCCCCCAGAGCGCTGTCTAGGTTGATCATGTAACTGTAGTAGCCATTACTGCTGCCACAGAAAATCCTAAGCTCTACGCTCTGAATATTTGATGGGGTTCCGTTATAGAAAGAGACGTGAACAGTATCGTTAGAGTCATACCCGTTCTGATAGACGCCAGTTAGGCTAAAATCTGCCGTTCCCCCAGAATTAGGGAAAGGGTAGGCATAAACCAGTGCTGTTCCAACAGCAGGCACAGCCACATTGGCGCTCTCGGTGGTATAAGCTACTACGGTAGATCCTGCCGCAATAGACGGGGTTACGCCATGTCCACCTAGGTAGAAGATCGAGTTGTCTTGATCAATTCCGCCAACCGGACCCTGAAGCTGTCCTGCCGAGGTGGTTCCACCTGTTCCTACGGTAATGTACATCCCCTCTTGGATGCCATTGAGGTAAGACTTAGTTGGCACGCCCACAGTACCGACCTGCACTTGGTAATAGTCAGATAGAACCGACTGAGTCGGGGTCGGAATAGCCGTAGAGGTGGTAGTGTTTACCCTAGTGTTGCTAGAGACCGTACCAAAGGTCTTAACCTGTGGCGCTGCAGGGGTAGCAAAGGCCGGTACAACCGGAGGCAGAATCCCAACCGTCCTAGCCACAGAGTAGGAGCCATTATCCCTTAAGACGCCCCTAAAGGTTCTACCCGCGTCCCCACCGCTACCATTAAAGTTGTATCCGGTAGCCATGTACGTAGTCCCGACATTGTTATACTGATCGGTAGCGTACTGGGTAATTCCAATTCTTCGCGCCTGGGCACCTGATCCAGTTACTCCAATGCCACCCGTAGAGATGGTTGTAGAGGTCCCTGCTGGGGAGGTAGAGGGGGTATTTGAGACTGCTACTCGGCGGATGTTGCTGGATTCGCCAACATAGACGTTCGGCTTATAGGCATCAGTCGCTGTTACTGGGTTGGAAACAAAGAGAGAATCGACCCTAGCTGGACCCCAGGAGGTAATGGAGATGTCGGTATAGCCGTAACGCGGGGAGAGGGCACCCTCTTGTTCAGAGACAGTGTTGAGAAGGTAGGCGTATTGCCCATCAGAGAGTTGGTTTAAGTCTAATTTTTGGACCATGCCCTTATTGGACATGGGTAGACGTGTAACCGTGGAATCCGCCATAATCCCATTTTATCAATGAGTTGCGGGTTATAGAAGGAATAAAGCCTACCCCGTTAAGAGTAGGCTTTATATAGCGGTCCAAACCTTACCTGTCTGCTATGATTTTAGTTTACTCCAGTACTGGACTAAAGTCAACCCGCCTTGGGAAGAGGAGGAATTTCAATTACCTCGAAGTTAGACCATCCCTCCCTGGGATTACGCTTCTTTTTCAGTGAGTCAATTACCGCTCTTAGTCTGGCTTCCCCTGCTGGGTCGCGGCCTACAATCTCTAGGATTGCCTCGACAAGCTCGTCAAGTGACTCATCCTGGGTCATTAGCCAGTAGTTACGCCAAGAGTCCCAAGAGTCGAATCAAAGTAGATTCTTCCCCCACCCAGGGCTGCAGTAGCAGCCGCTCGGCTAGCATAAGAAGGGAAGGATGAGAAGAGAACGGCATTGATAGGCGTAAGCGAGACCGTTCCAACACCACCTACGGTCTGGGCCGAGAGCGTGGGGCTATAAGCCGTGGAGACCTGGAGGTCCTCTAGGAAGATTTTACGCGGAGTGATTGTTACTGAGGATGGCATATCTCTAACTTATTGTACCACCTCAAGTAATGCCTCTCCAGTAACTGATCTTAGGAGACGGAAAAGCTCTTGCATGCGGCTCTTGTAGTACTTTGCCAGTGCCATATTTTTCAGTTCACCGTCCATGGAATAAGCCCTAGCCAAGACTCCAAACTTCAGGTAAGGCCCAAAGCTAACCGGTAAGTCCTGAACATAGTCATCCAGGGAGTCAATAGCGCTCTCCTGGGTGTAGGTATCAAACTCTGTAAGATTTAAGGAAGAGTCAACGATGCTTGCCATGGTGCCGTACATCGGGGCCGTGAACTCGGTATAAACATCTCCGTAATTGCCGTCTTGGATGGTTCCGTACATATTGGCGGCATAGGCGATTTGGAAGGTATTTACCGCCGAGCACGAACTAAACGTCCCATAGAAGCCTGCACTATAGGTCGGGGTATATCCGATCCACTGAGGGGCCGGTCTAACCTCTACTGAGTCTTCTGGAAGCTCATCATCGCGCCACTCTTCAGGGGCCGAGGATGGCCAAGACTGCCATAAGTAGTCCCCATTGTCCCAGTAACTACCCGAGGATCGGAACAAGCTGGCGTCATCGCAGAGCATCCCAACGGTCTGATTGATGTAGTAGGGGTGTGTATAAACCCTTGTTCCTGTTGATGTTACAAGGTTTTGTAGCTTGATAAAGCAGTTTGACGCCTCAAGGATATCCCTGAGTGAGTCATTAAGAAACACTAGGAAGTCATCGTCAGACAGGGTTTCCCCTGTGAGGCCACCGGGCTCTAGGATAGAGTCGCAGACCTGATTATAGATATCCCGTACAGAGATTGGCATAGCAGGCTGTGCCGAAATCGACTCCTCTAGTTCGCCTCCGTAGGCTACTGTGCCGTAGGAGTAGTTCCCGTAGACCATGGCTCCTTAGCTGAACTCCCATCCGGGTTCTTGAAGTGCGCCAGCAACCCGGAAATGCTCTGAATAACTCCAATGGCCACGGTGACATAACCCTTTGCCTTGGGTGGCAGTGGTAGGTCATTGGCCATGTTGGCGAATTGTAGCGCCGTCGCTAGGCACTGAATCATTGCGTTGACATTAAAGCTGAACTTCATTGTTATCCTCTTACTAAATTTTGTTCATCGAAGTAGTAGTTGGGCTGACTAAAGGTCTGCCAATACTTATCGAGTTTTGTTAAATTCTGCCAATTCTGGAAAAATGAGTACGACTGCGCCAACTGAGCCCCTTGCATTTTGCACTGAACGATATGGGCCGCATAATCACACACCGCCGTAATCGACTCCTTGGGCATCTGTGTATCATCCGTACTAGCCGTCAACTTGGGGAATTCCGTAATCCCTGTAACGGTAATTGCTCCACCGCCAACTGAATCTGCTGGATGGATGGCAAACTTAGTAATCCCAATTGGAAACCACCTTGAGACCGGCTTTCCCGTGCTGGCGGTAGTGTCTCTCATTAACTCAGGTAGCAGCGAAATCCCCGAAGACAGGGACCCCTTCTCCAGGACCTCATCCATGAAGCAGACCCTAATGGGGAAGATAATCCCCTCAGGGACGTCATAGATGTGGCGTCCAGGCACGCTTCCGCCGGTAATGCGGTAGGTATCCTGAGACCAGCCGCAAATGAGATTACCGCACGAAATTGCTTCATTGATAGCCCAGGTTATCTCGGAGTCGGAGTACATTGAGGTGTTCCCCTCCAGCCGAGCGTAGACCAACGCCTTTAGGCTAGCAAGATCAATGTGAGCCAAGATTACTCCTTAAACAACCCCGGCCTATCTCGATCACTCTTCATGTCGAAATTGCTCATACCCTTAGCCAAGTGATCCATGTACTGCCACCTTGCCTCATAAGCCATCATAGGCGGGTTGCTGGAGTCCTGACTGGGGGTATCGCGGGTTCTGGCCTGATTAAAAATCGGGTCAGAGACGCCAAGTTCCGGCGTTGCCATCTTACTTTTAAAATCTGAAAATTGACTCATTTCTCTCCTTACCAGTAGTTCCCATCAATAAACACCAAGTGGTCCTTAGCCCAATTAGCGCCACCGGCACCTAGGTTCATGCCATCGTTATGATAGGATGTCTGATTCCTTTCGTTGTCTGAAATAATCATTTGGTTAACCCCTTCTTCAAATTTCTGTTCGTAAAACTGTGCTAATTTCGGGTCGTAAAGTTGGTCATCGGGGCCTACCCGAACCATAGAGGCATCAGCCATGCACCCGTAGTACAGTACGCTTGGATCAATGAAGGGAGGGATTCTATCCCCCGCCGAGGTTAACTCCTGCTGCTGGGCGGCATAAGTCACCCGCAACTGCCTCTCTGTTGGACATCGAGGCCATAATTCCCATTGGTTATTGCCATTCTGGTTAACCCCTTTATTTGCAAGTTTTTGCGGGTAACCAGTACTAGACCTTTGAGGATCAATGGCATTAATTCTTTCAATTGGTACATCCACCTCTAACGGAGGAATGCCCTGAGCCTGATCCAAGACCGAGATAATCGCCTTAGCATCGGGGGAGATGGTGTAGAACATCTTCCAAATCTGGTAATCTAGCCCCGAAGCTGCACTTGCCAGCCATGGCATATCGACAATCAGGCTAGTAGACGAAACCACCGCCACTACGGTGAAGATCGGGTAGGTATTCCCTAATCTCAACTGCTGCCCACACAGCGTACTAGAGGTCGCCGTACAAGAGGAGCTATGGGTGTACTGGAAGTTGGCCTTAAAAGACGTCGGCGTAATCTCCAAGACATTTACAATCTCAGGGGTTCCGCTAGCGTCCAGGTACAGGTAGGTATCGGTAGTAATCCCAGTCATGGATGCCGGAGTAACCAACTGTACCCCAGGGCGCTGTACGCCTGCAGGGATGGTAGTATTTACGGCGCTAGTTGCCGACCATGAGGTTCCCGTACCTGTTACCGTAGTAGAGTTCTGGGTTAGGGCTACAGAACCGCCAGTGGTGTAGGCAGGGACGTAGAGGAGGGTTTCCTTGATTAGTCCAGACCAACGGGGCTGACGGTTAAGGATATCCGCAATTCGCGAATTGCAAAAATTCTGAACAAGGGTAGGAGCGATATTTGGCTTGGCAGCACGGACTCTGCCGACAATAACACCCAGGGTAGGGGCATTAAATGCTTGATTTACTAAAGCCAACTTTCCTCCTTAATAAAAATAGGGAGCCTAGACACTCCAGACTCCCTAAATCTAGTCCAGTACTGGACTTCTCACTCACAACTCTTAGATGCGATACCAGTTCGTGCTGACACTGTGGACCGAGCCAGAGGTATTGGTCGCCATGGTAGCAACACCAACAATAGCCGATCCGGTAGCCGCCACAAGAGTAACGGTGCCAGAAGAGGCATTGACGAACCTAATGGCAGAGCCGTTATTAGCAGCAGCCGGAGCAGCCAGGGTTAAGTTATAACCACCAGAGCCAGTAATGCTGACAATATTAGCCGTCACGGGGATGCTAGCAGCCGCCGAGTTAGCCACGACATTACTGACATTAGCCAACGGAGGCCCCGCGATCCACGTACCGGGAGAACCACCAGACGTACACACCCAGAACAGCGGGTTGTTGAGCGCCGGGGAGTTGTTCTCCACTAAGTCCATTACGTTATAAGTGCCGGAACCGGGAGCACCGGAGTCGGCTTGCGCTTGACGAACGAGGTAATCCTCGCGAACATAGTTAGGCATGAGTTATCTCCTTCCTAATCTACGGCCTAGAATCGATACCAGCAGGTGTTCGTCGAATCGCTAACAAGAGTCGCGCAGGTGTTCTGAGCGATGGTACCAGAGGCACCCTTGATGACGTTGGTCGAATCAGCCGCCAAAGCAACGCTCTGGGCCGCCAAATTGATAACACGAACGACCTCATTAGGGCCCGTACCGAGAGCCGTAGCGGTAACCGCAACCGGAGGCAGGGCGATAGTGGCCGCACCCGAAGCACTAACTACAATCACATCAGCGAAGGCAGTGGCACCGGGAATAAAGCCGAGAGTCGTAGTACCAGTAGCCGTGACGTAAGTCGGGCCACCTGCAGGGTTAGCCTGCAATACATGATTTCCTAGCATAGTTTAATTTCCTTTTCCTTGATCTTTTCTGTGGGCCGTGGACCTAAATCCACAGCCCTATTCCCTTGTTAGACTAAGCGAGAGCCGTGCCAGTCAGTTTAAAATGTGCCCTTGGGTTCGGGACTACGAGATTCCCAGCAAACACAAACTGACCGCTGACATCCAGCGTGTTCTGCGCTTCCTTGAAGCCAGTGAAACCGAACTGGAACTTCGGATCGCCGCTGACGTACAGTTCGAGGTAGTTGGTATTGAGACCAAAGATCGCACCGTTCGTCGAGCCGATGGCATCCATCAAGTACTTCGAGATCACGACATCAGCACCATTGAACTGGAAGCTCTCAATGCCAATCTTCGCCAAGTCGCTATCCGCACGCGCATAACGCTGATTCGGGACAGTCGAGTTCCAAATCTTGTTATAGGCGTTCTGGGTTGCAACCAGCAAATCCGGCTTGTCGGCACCGAACCACGAATAACCGAACGCGGTGTTCAAGTCATTGAGGGTAAAGGTGCTCATCGCTCGGCTGGTATAGGAGTTAATGCCACCAACCTGCGAGTACGAGGTAACCGAACCGCTGGACGGGCCAGCCAAAATATCCGAGCGGGTAATTCCGCCAACCGCCGAGTACGACTTCGTCACATCGGTCGCAGTCGAGTAGGTCGAGTTGGAGTTACCATCATCCACCCACGCCACGAGTCCATCGAGAGACTTCGTGCTAGAGAGGGTACCGGAACCATCCTGGTAGATCGCCTGACCGAGAGTCTGCCCCATGGTCAGCGAAGCATTAGCCATCTTCGACTCAACGAGCGAGAAGGCCGCCTCGGGGCCACGGTTAAGCACTGCGTCAGTACCAAGCAATGATACGTTAACGTAGCAGTACTTCATATTGACAGCGAATGCCGTATCGGTCTGACGGTAACCAGTATCAAACTGATCGCCTCGACCAAAGAAGCCGGACGCCAGCGCAGCGTACATAATCGGACGCTGGATCTGGAGACCGCCCTCGAAGTTGATCTTGTTCTTGCTCATCAAGCGGATAAACAACGGATCATTCTTAAAGATGACGTCAGTCGTCTTAGGAACGATGTTATTAACCGTGTAAGCGTTAATTTCTGCGTAGCTTAGAGCCATATCTTTTCCTTTTCTTTGCTACTGGCTCCGGCCTTTATTTAAGCCGTTGCGCCAGCCTTATCTTTTCTGTACTGCTCTGCCGCTAATCTCGCTGTAATGCCATCCCCTAGCGTGGCTTTCGCCATTGCCTCTGGATCGCCTACGTGCTTGACGCGGGATTCAAAGTGACCAACTCCTGGAGCCTCTTGATCGACCGGCAGTGTCAATCCTCTACCCCGGAATTCCTGCTCAACCTTATCCCTCTCCTCGGCACGGATTTTCTCAAGTTCCTTTTGATGCCTTTCTTCCGCGATCTTTCTTCGATCATCGGCTACGTATTTCTCGTAGGCTGCATCTAAGTCATTGGTTCCGTACTCTTGGAGCTTGCTAATAAAGTCGCGAGTCTTAAGCGGCTGCTTAAATTCGTGGATGTGATTGCCCTGAAGCTCGTTCAACACCGCACTAAAGTAAGCGGAGCCCTTAAAGCTCTCTCCAATTTCATTCTGCTTTTGCGTGAGCGTGCTTTCCAGGTCCGTCTTGCTGATAAACCCTTGCTCGGTCGCGAACTTCTTAATGTCATCAAAAGTCATATCCTGTCCTCTTTGTGCCTCTAATTCGTTAGCCCTATCGTTCCAGTATTTCTCGGCCTTGGGTCTATTCGCCTCAAGATCCCAGTTGTTACTGGCCCACTCTGTCCATGCCTCCGCAGTCGTCTTGTACTTCTGATACTCAGCCTCAGTTGCCCTTAGCTTGTCCAAATTACGGGAGTAGTCAGACTGCCTTAGCCACCCATTCTTTAAGTCGGGATATCTACTTGACAGATCGCTTAAGGTCGCCCTATCGCTCTCGTCAACAGAATTCAAAATTTCATCGAAGCTATTCACTGCCATTACTTCATCTCTTCTACCGCCCAGCTAAACCCTCCAATAACCTCCCCTAGGGGCCAGTCTTGGTTATTTGCCTGCCGTAGCCTTGACTAAACTTACGCGCCCAAAGCCATGCCGCTAGGTCCACTTGCCTGCGCTTGGCCTTGAGGTGCCTCTTGTCCCTGAACTGGCTGATTCTGGCTATTGATCTCGTTCATCAACATCGAGCCAGCCTCTGCCATCTTTTGGACAATGGGCATTAATTCCTTGTGCGTCTGACCGATTACCTTGGCAACCGTCATCAACTTCGCCGCAATGTCATCCATCTGCGACTTAATAAAGTCATCGGGATTTGCTCCCGTAGCATCCTGGGGCTTATTCCCCAGCAATTGATCCGCCTGCGGACCATACGCCGACATGGGCGGCATCTGCTGCGCCATTACATCGGGCGAAATAGGAGGTCCTTGAGGGTTCATTATTTACCTTAGTAGCCCTTAGAAGCCTGTACCGCTCGGTCACTCATCGGGGTATCAACCTGCGACCAGCCCTTGCGCGGCGTTTTATCGAGCTTAATCTCCGTTCCCAGAGTCTGATACTTGCCATTGGGGGTATCGGCACCGTACTTGTAGTCCGAGGGAGACGACTGGAGCTTAATCTCAGTGCCCATGGCCTGAACTGCGGGCTTTTTGTGAAAATCGGGAAGGACGTTGCGCGAATCCGTCTTCAGCGGCTCTTTGTTGCTAACTGACTGAATGTTCATAGTTTATCTGGGACACTGTCCTCTATCTTCATTTTATGGTTCTGCACCATGAAACTGGTAATAAAATCTTTTGACACAACTACTTAGGCCATGAAAAGAAGGTAGAATTAGGTTTAGGTGCCGAAATACACTAAGCCACGGCGAATTCGAGTAACAAAAGATCATAGAGAGGCTACTTATGCTTCTAAATATGGTCTTTCTGTAGCCGAGGTTGAGCATCTAAAGTCACTCCAGAACTACCAATGTGCAATCTGTAAGCGGGCCGTCCCGTTGGTTATTGATCACTGCCACCTAACCGGCCTACGGAGAGGACTCCTTTGTCGAAACTGTAACCTTGGGTTAGGACACTTTAGGGATAATCCGGCCTCCCTGGAGCGAGCCATGGAATACCTGAGTGTCAATTCAGGTATTCACAAGGCGGCAGAGGAGGCGATGGTTGACAGGGTAATGGAAGATTGGTATGATTAGATTTCCTGAACTGAGCAGCGGTCGCTCCAATGTCTCGGTCAGACCCAGATAGACGCAGTCGTGGTCTCTAGGTTGGTCAGGTAGCTGGCTGCTATTGGAGTATTGCGGCAATAGGAACGATTTGTGAAATCCTGGGGCAGATTTAGTCCAGTACTGGAGTGATTCATGAAGCTAATTATTGCTGGCAGTAGAACAGTGGCCCGTAGGCCAAATCTCCTGCTCAAGAAGTACCAACTTAATCCCTTTCTGGCCAGTGAAGATCTTGATAAGTACAACAAGCAACTAGCAGAAGTCTACGTACACATTGATAACCTTATGCCCGTTAACGTAATCAATGGTGATTTTAACCACATTCTCCCATCTGAGGTCGTTAGCGGAACAGCAGAGGGGGCCGATTTGGCCGGTGAGTCATGGGCTATGGACCGAGGGGTCAAGATCAAGCGATTCAAGCCTGACTGGTTTAACCTGGGCAAGCGTGCCGGTTATGAGCGAAATAAGCAAATGGCAGAGTACGCCGATGAGGCTATTGTGTTCATAGAGAACAACTCAAAAGGTAGCGAGATAATGGTACGAGAAATGAAGAAGTTAGGAAAGCCGGTTAAGGTGGTTAGATTCTAGTTGCCTCTAGCCAGTAGGCGCACTGGGACCATTCTTCTGATCGGCTGACCTAGGTGTCCTCATGGAGTTCTGAATCTCCCCAGCGGCCTGCGCCTCTTGTGCAATTTCTCCCAAGATTTGCTGCGCCTGCTCCGCTGTCCTGCCGGTAGCCCTCATGTACTCCTGACGGCTAATTAGACCCCTGGATACCTCTTGTAACGCCATCATCTTCTTCTTGTCATGGGCACCTTGGTGCATAGATCCAGGCTCTACCTGGAAGGAGAATTGCTGCCAGTAAGAAGCCTGGACCTCTCGATTAATGCCGTCTGCGGTCTGTTCTGCTGGGTGCATTTTACCGGGGTCTAGGTCAAAGTCTTCCCAGGTAATTCCATCCGCGCCCAGGAGGCGAAGTCTCTGCTTGGCCGTGTAGAACTGGATGATATTAGACACCTTCTGCTGTCCACAGCGTTGCAGGAAGGTCTCAATGAGCCTCTCCTCGCGACGTAGTGGCGTCTGTAGGGCATCCTGCATCTGGTTTAAGGTGTCACCAGAAGGCATTTGATTCTTCGCCGACATTGCTGCCATGTCTACGATTCCAGACAACTTATCAAACTCTGGAAGAATTACGTTCTCGTAGACCTGCCCAACAAATGCAGGGACCTGCGGAACTTCACCATAGCGGATATCAGTATCAAGATTGACGTTCGGCCTAGTCTGTAGACGGGCACCGGGAAGATCCGACAGGAACTCCTTCATGGCCGCCTCTGAGGCTACGCTACTCTTCCACATCAGGGTGGGATTTAGCGCCCTCTTGGCTAAGTCGAGTACGCCTGCAGGAATGTCATTAACGGCATCCTGGGGTGCCATTAGGCTACGATAGGTCGATAACCCATAGTAAGACCACGGCACGGGGTTAAGGCGAAGCTCCTCAAAGGGGTACATGCCATGCCAGTAAGGGCTAGGGCCATCATAAAGAAGTCTATTCCCGCCATAGATAACTAGCCTCTTTCGGGGGTACAGGCGTTGTCCAGGCTTTACTTCATACCACCAGTTATGCAGCCCTTGAGGCAGGAACGGGTCTTTGACGATGATGTTTCTACGTGACTCATTGATCGACAGGTCATCAATGTAGTACTCTTCCAGCCTGATAGATCCATAGAGCTTACTGAAGTCGCCTACGATCTCGCTAGACGGCTTGCCACCAAGCATCTTCTTGAACCCTGGGCTCATTTGGCTCCAGGTGTACTCAGGAATGTGTAAGGGGCGAATAAATCGATCCTTATTACGATTCTCGGTAGATTTAGCCTGACTTTCTATGCCATCAGAGGCATAAGGGAACACCTTCTTAAAGTAAGGAATCGGCTTCCAGGCGCTATAGAGCACCGCCACTGAGTCCTGTAGGCTGGTCAGTGAGGGCTGGATCGGCATGACATTGTCCGGCCCTAGAGGGATGGATCTGCTTCGGCCTGGGGTAGATGCCCCTTCTCGGACAAAGCCAATGCCATGAAGCATTGCAATATCAACAACATCCGCTAAAATGTCTTGCTGGCCCTGACGGAAGTACTCAGCCTGCAGCACCTTCTGAATTACCTGAGCCTGATCCGCGAAGGCAGCCACATTGGAAGAAACATCCCCAATAGGCTTAGAGTCAGTCAGTAACGCCAGTCTCTGTCGTCGAGTAAGCTCAATCTTATTAAGCACATACCTACTCTTGTACTTGCGGCGGCGCTCGTCGAGTTGATTACCCTCAAGGTAGCGGATGTACTTTTCTACGTTATTGAACTCGGGGGAGTTTCGATAGGAAAGCTCGGCCTGTTCTCGTGTTTCTTCTCTCCAATTCGCCATTGCGCGAAGGTAGTTTAGGCGATATTCCGGCGTATCTTTACCGTTCGCTGCCAAGACTGGTGAATTAGCTGGTAGTTGCACTTAGATCCAGGAGCCTTTCTGTCCCGTAGGTTCTGTCTTTGCTACTTGAGTCGGCTTATCATTTAAGTCATTAGGATCACGGTACCCATGATCCTTGCAGAATGTCTTCTGCTGTTCCCTGGTCCGAATAAAGGTCTTCTGCGGCTGCCCCTTCTCGTCGGTCCAGTGGGCATAGTGCCCCTCATCATTCCTTCCGAAGTACTGTCCTAGGTCCTTAGCCCAACAAATCGACGGGGTGCTCCATGTCCTTGAGACCGAGATACCACAGCCAGGGCACTCAGGGTCGGGGCTATCCGAGGACCTTAAGAGGTACTCAAATAGTTCCCCTGAGCGACCACAGGACGAGTTTTCGCAGTACCCCTCGAAGATCGGCATTAGGCCCCTACGGTCCTCTTCTTTAGGAGATTAACAACAGTAGTAGAGGTTAGGACGGGAGATCCAGTACTGGACTTCAGGTACTCGGCATCCTGGCCGCCAAAGGGCACCCAGGCGACGTCTGGATTCATGTTAAACATCCAGCCATTGGCATGGATATAATTCCAGCACTCGGTAACATAGTCCTCAACGGTTACACCGCGCATCTTAGCGGCATCCTCAAAGGAGCCAATGAGCGCCGGATCAACCTCTAACTTAAAGACCTTACTACCCTTCTTGTTGCCAGCCGAGTCTTCCAGGGCAGTAATAATGTCCTTGGAGTCGCCGACTTTCTTACCCAGGGTCTTGCCCATGGTTGCTACATCTTCAGCGGTTAGCACAAAGCCTCCGTTGGCGTACTCGTGCAAGTAGTTCTCAACGCAGGTCTTAATGGTTTCTGTGGGATTTCCGTCAGCCTTAAAGGCTTCAGTTAGGGTGGAAAGATCGCGCTGGTCGAGTTCAAGACCCAAAGCAAGCACGGCTTTCCCGGATGGATTCTTAGCCATAACTTAATTATGGCATAACAATGTACTTTATTTACAACAGATTAAAGAGATTCGTAGGACGGTTCGTACCAATGAGAATCATTTTTACTGTAAACGTCCAGCATGTCTGGAGTGAACATAGAAGACTCCCTATAATCGGAGCTTGTATCCATCTGAACTGACATGTTTCTGGTAGCCCTAATCATCATAGACTTGCAGAACGGACAGTTATCCATCATCCGAGGGTTGTCAGATCCCCACATCTTATGACAGGCCGTACAGTCCATCCGATAGAGGCAAGTTGTCGGGTCTTTGTCGATCTTCTGGGGCACGATCCCAAGATTGTCCTCGTAGTCCCCGGCATGGGCCGTATAGAGGGCAATCATAGCCGACATTAGGCAGTCATCATTAAATCCCTGTTCTGCCCCCGTAGATACCGAGTCAACCGCCTTAGTGAAGACCTTTATTTCGTCCAGGAGCAGCTTATCCCTAGCAATGAAGATCTCTTCCTTTAGCCATCGGTCTAACGTGATGATAATCTTAGGCTTAGACTTTTGATTAGTTACCCAGTGGAGGGTGCTATTGGTTGCTCTTTCTCGGTAGATGTTCGGATAATTCAAGACTTTGGCTAGGTGATCAGCCGTGGAATTACCCGGAGTGTTGTACTCAATGGCTACCTGGGCCTCATTGTACCACTTAGCTAACTTGGCAATGAGATAGGCGAATTCCAATGGTTCTATGATGTTAGACCTAAGCGTGGCGCATTGATAATCTCGTCCACCGCTCCTGCCGACTCTAATGACGGTGGCAACAGAGTAGTCTTTACCCTTTCCATAGCCGATATCGGCACCGATTTGGTACGACTCTCCAGTCCTGGGCTTTTCCCAGACTCTTATGTTCTGGATTTCTCCACCATGCCAAATTTTACAGCCATCTAGGTGGCACTTCCGGTCAAGGTCGTCCTCCCTGTAGCCATGGAAGAAGCCATGCTTATCCATAAACCCAGGTAGCGGAGGATTAGCCGTCTGGACCATGTACTCTAGGGCCTTGATAGATTGTTTTGAGAAGACCTGCTCACCCTCGGCGACGAAGGCTTCTTCTACGGTTAGGGCAAGCTCCTGGTCGATGTTCCTCTGGGCAGAGGAGTTTAGCCGCTCATTAACCATGAAGTAAATCTGTTCATCGGTTAAGGTGTACGGTCCCAGAGTGCCAATCTTACACGAGGGGCACTTTTCTCCATCTCGAACTCCAGTACTGGACTTCCTGTTGACATAGCGCAGGCACTTCTTATTGTCGCAGACGGTCCAGTTGGCATAGACCACCTCGCGCATCCGAAGGTCTTCTTTCTCCGGTCTCCAACCCTTCCTTGGAGCCATAACCCTAGTCTTTTCAAAGAAGTACGGCAAGAATACCGCCTCCCAGTCAGACTGTTCCGCTAGTGCCTCGCACTTGTTGTAGAAGGCATGACTAGGCGTACCTGCACCCTTGGCCGTGGACTCAAGGATGCCAATAGTAGAAGGCTGCCGCACTAGGGCATACTTGAGGTCTTGTTCCAGGCTCTCGGCTAGGTTATCCCAGGCCGTGAACTCTGACCCATGGAAGGCATTGAGCTTGTAGCCCTGGCCTAGACCGCCCTTGCGAGAGGCCCATTGCACGGCAATGGAGGAGTTTAGTCCCATTCCGCCTTCCTTGGCTGGCTTGTCAAAGACGATTCCATCTTCCTTAAAGACAGAGGATTGCGGCTTTAGCCACCAGGGAAGCTGCCTATAGAGTGGGGAAAGGTAGGATGAAAATAGGTTCTGCGACTGGACTAAGTCTTCCGAGACGATCAGACCCTTCTTGTTGCGCTTAAAGACGCTATTCCAGAAGACCATGGAGCAGCCAAACATCGACAACCCTAACTGCCTAGCCTTGATGGCGATGACTAACTGGGGCTTGCCACGGGCCTTCATGTCCTCCATTCGCTGGAGCAACAACTCCTGACCATCCCAGAGGCTCATTAACTGATCGTTGCCGTCTTTATCGGAGATACAGAAGTAGTTTCCTGCGGCGTATCTATAATCTTCTGAGCACTTTAGTAGTTCACTCTCGATGATCTTGGCATCTGACGGGGAGAGTAGACCTAAGCGGCGAAGGCGTAGGTCATCTGGGTTCTTTGCGTCCTTGACTAGGAATTTATCGGAGTCAAAGTAGGCAATGATATCGGCTACTAGTTTATCTCTAGAGGAAAGGTCAATCACTACTTAGATTTGCTAAGGTTCATGGTCCCTCCACCGGCTTTGCGTTGCTCACTAAGGGCGATGGCAATGGCTTGCTGGCGAGTCTTGACCCTAGGTCCATTCTTTGAGGTGGAGTGCAGGCTGCCCTCCTTGAATTCCTTGAGAACTTTGGCGATCTTGGCGCTATCGGCGCTACTTTGCATCTTCAATTACCTCTACGTCTATGATAACAGGCTTACTATCTCTCTCTGCCTGCCTACGGAGAATGTCTTCCGGGGAGAAGTTTGTCCCGCCATTATTGATCGTCGTGCTACCGAAGTTCTGATTGATATTGATCCCCGCCGTATCTCGCAGCTTTAGAACATCTGCCGCCAATTCCATGATCTTGACACTGGGCATTACAATGTCACCATTAGCCATGGTATAGGGCTTCATCTGCTGCTTTAGGGAGGAGATGAATGATCCGTAAAGCTCAACGGCGTCTTCGCACAGGCGCTCTTGTGTCCACTTCTGTAGTTCCCCTGGCTTTGGCCCTTGAGGAGCTAGGGCGGTAGACTCGATTACGGCTAGTTCGGTTCCCTTGGCTTTAGACGGCCCTGGCATCATTTAGCCCACTGGGAACAATCTTGGCGGCCTGAGACACTTGAGACATGAATTTATCTCTGCTCTGGCGCAGTTTCCCAATGGCCTCTTGTTGCCGCTTATCCATTTCCAAGGTAACAACCTGGGTAACCTGGGGTTTTTCTATCTTCAAAATATCGCTAATCAATTCTCGCACGCGCAATCCCCACCTCTAGTCTCGCCAAGCATTCACTCATTTTATTGGCGGCTTCTTCCATCCCCATTGCTGATTTGATGGCTTCCTTCATTAAGTCTTCTCGCTTTGTCCTTTCATCCTTTAGTTCTAGGTCTTTAGACTTAATTAGTCTCCATAGAACCACGATAGCAAATGACTGGAAAAGCATCAAGATTCCAAATCCACCCAGCTTCAGCAGGGCCTGAATGTCTCCCGGTCCGATGGGCACTATTCATCCCGCCTACTTGGACTTGAATCCAGCTAAAGCAATCTGGATACCGGTCTGAATCGAAGACACCGGGATATGCGGCAGCAATTTCTGTACCCCAGTAGTGGCCGCAGCCAGTAGAGCCATTCCTCTGTGTTCTGCGGGTAGTGCCAAAAACTTCTCGGCCTCTGCTACTCCGTACTGTTTAAGAACAGCAGCAATTTCGTCATCGGCCTTATTGGGAGTAAGTTTGGCGATGTACTCGATTACCGGGATGGCAACATGGGCAACCGTCTCGATATCTTCCACGATCTTCTGCGCCTTTGGGCCGTCAACAAACGAGGTCAGCCATTTGAAACTGAAAAAATCCTTAATGCTCATAAATCCTCCGGGTCGTGCCCTACTTCTAGTATAGTCTCGAATCTTGTGCTACAATACTTTTTCTACAGGAAACCCTCACTGAAGCCAAAAGCAGGCGGCCCAGTGGGTCTGGGCGTATTGGCTACAACGGGGGTATTTCTAGCCTTGAAAAGCATCTCTACTACATCCTTTGCTTCCTTGATCTTGGCCTGTGGATCAAGTTCTGCCTCGGAACACGGGAAAAAAACCGGAATCTCTGCCGGGGTCTTGACATCAGGGCACTTAAAATAGACCATTACCCCCTTCATGTTCTTTGGATCTGGCACCGCCGTCCCTCTGTAGTTCAGGGACAGAGTAGTTCCGGGAGGATTGGCCGTAAAGGTCCACGAGACATCGCTGAGAGCCTTTAGCATGTCTTCCGTCTCCCAGGGTGTCCTTTCTTCGCCCAACTCAGTGGCAAGCTCTAGGGGCTTGGTAATAGGCGGAGAAGGAGTCTTCTTGGTGATATCCTTGCGGGCTAGTAGTTCGGTCAAGGCTCCAGTGTCTACTGCCTGTGAAACTTCTTGATCCTGGAATGGAGCGGTATCGCACAGAAGGTCCAGATAGTCGATAATCAGGTCGGCGGTACTGGAGATGTCCAGCTTTCGTTCAGCAGCCCGTTTAAGGGCCTTGATAATGGCATTCTTATTCATGGCTACTTAATCCTTACCGGCCTAAGTGGAGACTTCTTGGGGGTCTTCTTGGCTACCTTCTTCTTTGTGGTGGTTGCCTTGGCCTTATTGGCCTTGGGTGTGCCTTGCTCTAACCTGGGCGCGACAAACAAATTGGATTGGTTATCCACTGCGATAGTCCCAATAGAGGTGGGCTTAAGTTCCTCCCCCGTGAGGCCAGTGACGGTTTCAGACACGTTTCCGAAACTCAATCGTTCCTCTTTCGCCTTGAGGTCGCGGCAGATGTCGCACTCGCAGCCATTTTCTGGCGGATTAGTGTATAGATTTAGCCATTCCAGTGATTCTTGGTCCAATTCCTGTTCCTTTTGTGCCGGATAGACCAAGAAGGCCAATTTCATCAGTCGTTCGTAAAGCCAATATCTAAATCTGTTCATTCTTTCCTCTTTCTATTCTGAAAATCCAATGCCACCACCACTCAGGCTGGCGGCAACCACCTCATTAGCGTACATCCCTGCCTTGTTCTTTGCTTCTTCTGGATCCATTCCCTGCTCCAGTAGGTCCCTGTAGTAGGTATCGAACAAGTCATAAGCCTGACGGTCGTCCCTTAGCCGTAATTCGCTCATCGGAGGGTCTTGATGGGGCTCCGGTGGTGTAAACATCACGTCTTTTAGTCCAGTAATGGACTGATTCAGGCCCTTGAGCGAAGCCAGCAGTGGAGAAAGGTCAACTTTTGCCTCAATAGCCCCCACTTCCTTGGCGGAAAGTTGCTCTACAGCCTCTTTTAGGGACGAAATAGCCGCAGTCATAGACCGGAACTGCTGAAATGCCCAGTAGACAGCCCAAAAGATCGGCGGGATAGCCATGCCAACGGGGATTAGGTAAAGATTTGTCATTCTAGGACCTCTTCTCCGACACTGGGAAGTGAATAGTAGTCGCTACTATCATATCAAACGGACCACCTGGACACGGCTCAAGCCTCCCCTGAATTACGACAGCCTTGCCCTTGAGGAGGTGACGTCCAATGGTTCCAGGATTGATCATGGTAACCGTGTGAAGTTGTGGGGTTCTGGTCTTTTCCGGCCCACGGCCAGTCGTCTTGAAGGTTTTGATGGAGAAATTACAGGCTTCTTTGCCGTCGTCCATTAGGAAAATGTCGGCAGAAGACTCGATTTGTCCAGAAAGAACTACTAGATTTAATGATTCCATCTATTCCTTATTTGCCGGATATTTGAATTTAGTCCAGGCCCAATTTGTCATCGCTACGGGACACCTGCTAACAGTATCATAACACTCAGGACACTTTAGGTTATCCTCACTGGCGTACATTCTACCAGTCTTACAGTTCTGGCACAGAAGTCCTACAATGCGGCCATCCTGCTGGCACTGGTTAAATGACCGTACTTGATCCAGACTGAACGGCGCATGGCATTCTGTTTCATTAATGCTCATTAACCAATATAATAGCAAATAAAAATGCCCTACGGATCGTCTCCGCAGGGCTAAATCCATTATTTTGTTGATTTTATTTACTTAGTCGCTCTCCTGTCTTGTACATGTCAGACGAAATCCTACGTGCCAACTCCCTTCGGTCGGCCCTTGAGCCATTGACGCGCTCTGTAATATTACGAAAGGCTCTACGGCGCAACTCGGCCCTGACGACCTGCCTAGAGGATCCGGCAGGAAGGAGTTGCTCAGTGGACTGCAGATTAGCAGCAAAAGTTGAATCCATTAGAACGGTGCTCCATCATCATCGAAAGCTCCACCGCCACCGCTGCTATCCGAACCTCCCTTGCCTCCACAGAGGACAATGTTATCCACAACCACCTCTGTTACGTACTTCTTTTCTCCATCCTTCTCGTATGATCGAGTGTTAAGTCTCCCGGTTACTAGAACTTGCGAACCCTTTGTCATATAGGTTGCAACCTTGTCTTTACCCCAGGCTACGCAGTTATTCCAGGAGGTATCGGTCTTCCATTCATCTCCCACCTTGTAGGAATTTTCAGTGGCAATGGAGAACTTGGTTACTGATTTCCCATTGGCAGTGAAAGAGGTTTCTGCATCACGGCCTAGGCGGCCAAGCAGCGTTACTTGATTAAGTGTTTTCATTCTTGTTTTCTTCCTGTTCTAGTCTTCTTTTGATGGCCCGAGCCTTGCGATCTTCCGTCTCGGACCAAGTTACGTCCCTTAGATGCGGGAACTTTTCATCAAGGAGCCTTACCGACTCTGAGATGCTAATTGAAAGCTGGTCTTCTTTCGTTGGTCTAATCGGCACTTATGCACCTGTGGACCCCATTCCGCCAGCACCTCTCTCAGTAGACTCGTCAAGATCCTCAACTTCTTCGATCTTGAACGGATCCAGCTTACTGATTACCAGTTGGGCAATTCTGTCCCCTGCTCTTAGGCTAGTAGATGCACAATTTGCCTCGTAGCGCGTACCATAGATCGATGGAGCAATCCCCGAGACAGAGCCAATGATAACCATAATCTCGCCACGGTAGCCTTGATCGATAGTTCCTGGGCTATTGACGATTGTTACTCCCTTAACGGCCAGTCCTGAGCGACAGCGTACCTGGGCTTCGTAGCCGGGAGGTAGTTCCATTGAGATTCCGGTATGGGCAATGATGGTAAAATCCTTCTTCTCGAACCACGTAGCCGTTAAGTCGAGTCCCGCGTCTCCGTCTTTGGCAAAAGTTGGGATAACGGCAGTTGGTTCAAGTTTCTTGAACTTTACTACAGGCTTACCAGGAGCCCTGTCCATTAGTTTCGGTGTTTCATTCATAATTTAGTCCAGTGCTGGAGTGATTTAGGCCGTGGTTGGAGAATCGATTGCCTTGACTGCTTCCTCGAACTTTGCCAGGGCTTCTCCGTACCAGTCCTTGTAGAGTTGCGGGGTAATACCCTTAATCAACTCATCCAGAAGTTCCTTAAGGAAGCGGATCTCAGAGGACTCAAGATCAACCGACTTGGGTTCTCCGGCAATAGCCATCTTCTTGTCGAAGCCAACGGGCTGCTGGCAGACAGGGCAGGAATCAACGTGCATTTCCTTAATCTCCGCCTCGGGGACGGCGATCTTATTATCGATCCCAATAGCCATCTTGATGTCCTTAGCAGAAAGGCCGGTCTTGGCCATCATGTTCTTACTAATGGCAATTCTCGCCATCTTTGTTAGTGTAATAGTCATTGAGTTAATTAAACCTAATGACAGTCTAGCACTACTGAAAGAAAATGTCTACTGCGGAGGAACGTCTGGCGCGACTGGAGGAGTAACTACCGTCTCTACCTTGAATAGACTCGTCTTAAGGGCTTCGGCGGCTGCCTTCTTCTCTTCAAGTAACTGATAGGCGGCAACTACGTCGGCAAAGAGCGGGGTCCTTGGGCCATAGGTTTTATTGATAGGATTGATAAGGCTTTCTTTTAAGTGCTTTATAATCATATCGATAAGACCGCTATACTTATCTCCTTGGTCGGCTACAAAGACCTCTCCCATGGCTACCTGGATGGCGGGGACCGTTACTGTGGTAGTGATGCCACGGAAAGGCATTTCGATGGTTAAAATTAGGACGTCTTTTTCGTCTTGTGCGGTAATTGGAGAGTTATCCATTTTATTCCTTAGGCTGCTGCAATTGTAGTTACCGTGCCTCCAGATCCTCTATACTTCAGAGCACCAGATTCGACATAAAGCTGTCCCATGCTGGCCGGAGAAGAAGATGGCGCGGTCCCGTTAGCAATGCCTATAACGCCTACCGCAGAAGTACCGAAAGAAGAAACCCCTATTCCCACGTTACCGCTGTTAGCGAAACGGGCAATCTCTGTTCCGGCATTGTTTGATAATATTAGGTCTGGGGTAGCACTATTTGACGCTCCAAGGAAGAATTGCCCATTGGCCGCGTCGTTATATAATAATCCTAGGGCGTAGGTATCGCCACCAGAGGAGATATAGGTTCTTCCTCCGCGAACCTCTAGCTTGGATACCGTATTATGAAGGGCGGAGGTAGCTCCAATCAGTATTAGACTATTAGTCGTATCGACAGTGAAAATGCCAGTTCCTGCTGCATTCCTCAACTGGAACGCCGTAGTAGAATCTGTTACTGGCCGAAACCAAGTTGTCCCAGATCCAGCAGCTAAGCTGAAGGTGTTTGTATTTACGTGATTGCTGCCCGCCGTAACGCTGCTACCTGTGTAGTATGAAAATGTTCCGGATGATTCATTAAGCTCAAAAATTGCACCATAACCTGTGGCCCCTGCTGAATATGAACTGCCATATGTATTCCATGCCAATTGCCCGTACTGAGAAGAAATTCTCTGGAAGGATATTCCGACACCGACTGTGCCGTTGTTTGCTAAAGTCGCAACAGCGTTCGTGGAGTCGAAATTTGCAAAGGAGGTTCCCGCCGCGTTCTGGAACTGCCACGCCGTAGTAGAGTTGGTTACGGGTCTAATCCACGATGTCCCCGAACCAGTAGACAATTTCATTTGGGCCGTTCCTACAACAGATCCAACAGTCAGTCCAGTCCCTAGGTACAGGTCATTTTTTGAAGCAACTACGCCGCTTCCGGCCACTGTTCCAGTTAGGAATTGGTCCGCGCCAGCAGCAGCCGCAATACTAATCTCCTCCGCCGCTCGACCTACTGAAAATCCGATATAGTTAGCAGTGTTACCGCTCAACAGGCGCGCACCTGGGCTAAGTGAAACACTGTTTGCATTTATGTCTAGAAGTGCTCCAGGAGCGTTTGTCCCAATCCCAATTCTTCCGTTAGTTGAATCTACGTTGAAGATGTTTCCACCGGCAGCGGTTCGGAATTGCCATGCCGTGGTGGAGTTGCTCGATGGGGCGTAATAACTAGTTCCACTGGATACGACAGACAACAAAGTGTTTGCACTATTATCTTGTACGGAGAAGATCGACGTTGTGCTTTGCCCTGCTCCAGCCTTCACGATGCACTGCGTTACTCCTGTTGTGGCGGTCGCATCATAAACACGGAAAGTTCCGCTAGATCCACTCTTGGCTACATCCAACCTGTAGTTCCCGTCTGTCGTAGACCCAGATACCAAATTCCCGGTGGCCATGAGGCGCATTTGCTCGGCGTTATTGGTGCCAAAGACGATTGGCTTGTTTGACTCATTGCCGATAATTAATCCTTGATTAGACCCTCCTGAAATGTCTAGCAGAACCCAGTTTGCTACCGTGATACCGAAGGCCGTCCCGGTATACCCAGAGGAGTAGTTTGCCCATATCGCTTGGTTATTCGCGCCACTATCATTCTGGAGTATCAAACGGGCATTATCGCCCGTACCGCTGCCCGTGTTTTTGATTGTAAATTTCCTAGTGCCGGACGTTCCATATAGGCCTTGATCGCCGTTGACTGTGAGCTTATCAGGGAAACTTCCCGACCCGATTTGAAGGCCGCCAGCCATGTAACTGTTACCAGAAGCAAAATATGCAGCCCAGGAGTTGGTTAGTGTTACGTTAGATCCAGCCGTAGGCTTATCAGCAATATAGAAGGTTGCCGCATCGGTAAAAGTTACAGTAGAGGACGCCGCTATGGTTGGAATACCAATAGTATTCATCATTGCGGTCGCCACGGTTCCACTGCTTGACGTGTCGGTGTAAGTGGACGCCACCACTCTAAGAGGGATACCCGCAGTGCCCCAAGCCGTCGCGGAAACGGCACCAGTAAGAGTAATTCTGTCTGAAGTGACGCTCGACAATGTCGGAGCAGTCCCGAATACGCTTACCCCCGTTCCAGTCTTGTCCGTCAACGCCGATGCTAGATTCGCGCTGGAAGGGGTAGCAAGGAAAGTTGCGACACCAGTTCCAAGCCCGCTAACTCCAGTAGAGATAGGCAGCCCAGTGCAATTAGTCAGAGTGCCGCTGGTTGGCGTGCCCAAGACCGGCGTAACCAGAGTAGGTGACGTAGCCAAGACCACCGACCCCGTGCCAGTAACGGCAGAGATCGTAGTTCCATTGATCTTAAAGGTATTGCCCGTGCCAGCTGTATCGTAGGTCTTATTGGTTAGGGTATCGGTGGTATCTCGACCAATGACCGTGTAGGAAGCATCCTGAAAGGTTAACGTTCTTGCGGCGGTAGGTGTACCATCAAGCTTAAAGCTAGTTGTCCCATAAGTGCCAGCCCCATAAAGGTACAAATTCCTAGCGGCCTTGGCAGCAGAACCGACATCTAGTCCGGTCTGGAAAAGAAGCGAAGCGTTGATGTTTACCGAGACTAGGTTATCAAGAGCCTGACTAGCAGCCGCTCCACCAGTATTGGCTGCCCACTTCACGCCAGACGCCTGCGCCGAGTCGGCAGTTAGGATGTAATTATCCGTGCCTACTGCCAGCTTAGTAAGAGTCGTAGACCCGGTAGCGACCAGGATGTCACCTTTAGTAAAGGTAGACTGCCCAGTTCCGCCATAAGCCACCGTAATTACAGAACCATTCCAGGTTCCGGTAGCAATAGTGCCTACCGAGGTCAAAGAGGAGGCGGTTACTCCAGATCCAAGAGTAGATGAACTAAGTACCGATGTCCCGCCGATTTGGTAGGATCCTGAGTTTAGGTTAAGGTTCCCGCCACTAGGGACAGTCAGTAGCGTGTTCCAGCCACCGCCATTGACCTGATTATAGAGAATCAGATTTCCCGTGGGGTTGGCTGCTCCCTGCACTGGTTGGGTTTGGAGTGCAAAATCAACTTCCTGAGACGCCGCTGTGGCATTAGTCTTCCAGCCATAGCCCGTTAAGACCACCATGGGAGAGAACTGCTGGGCTCCCGCCGCTGCAGCGGTGGTGTTTTGTACGGTCCATCCAGCAGTCTGGGCAGTGCCAATTGACGTCGAGCTAACCGTACCGCTAGTCGTTAAGGTCGGACTAGTCCCAAGAACCACCAATCCAGAGCCGGTTACTCCGTTACTCAGGTCCGAAGCTGCCAATTGAGCCACAGAGATGTTAGCCCCGGTGGAGGTCTGCATCAGGACTCGACTCGTCCCGCCGGTGGCGCTTAGGTCTGCGTTTGTGCCGCCATAGGCCAAGCCAATCTTTGTGCCATTCCAGACACCTGTGGCAATCGTTCCCAGGGACGTCAGTGAGGAGTTAATCACTCCAGATCCAAGAGTGGTTGCCGTTAGGACATTAGCGCCATTAATCTGATAAGATCCACCAGTGGGCACACTGAGTACCCCGGAAGATGTTAGGGTCATTTGATTGACCCAGCCGCCACTATTAACCTGAGAATCCCAGTACAACGTTCCACTGGGATTGGCTGCACCCTGAACCGGGACTAGATATTCCCTAAATTCAACAGCTTGCGAGGCTGCAGTAGCGTTTGTCTTCCATCCCTGCCCCTTGAAGTGAAGATTTGGAGACCATTGCTGCGCCCCTGCCGCCGCCGCCGTAGTGTTCTGTAGTACATAACCATCGGCGGTAGCCGCTCCAAGGCTGTTATTAGACAGAATCGCAGAGGTGGTTACCGTGGGGGTGGTTAGTGCTGGGCTAGTCGAGAAAACTAGGTTGGTAGAGGTGGTTCCCGTTGCCCCTGCGGCGGTATAGCCAGTTATGTTGTTAAAGGCACCAATCCCAGCCGTACCAGTCCCAATTCCACCACGATTGACGGCAAGAGTGCCTGTCCAGCCAAGAGTGAAGACATTTGAGGCAATCGAACCAGTGACGTTCGTGTCATTGACCACCGAGGTAGCCACCGAACTGGGCATATCAGCCGTAACTAGAGCACGGAACGAGGGGGCAGCAGCCGCTCCGGTAGTAGGCCCTGAGAAGACTACGTTAGCTGAGGCGGTAGATACCCCTGTTCCACCGTAAGTTACTGCAACTACAGTGCCATTCCAGATTCCTGTAGTAATAGTCCCAATGGAGGCAAGGCTGGAGAGGGTGGCTACATCGGTCCTGACAAGTTGCCTGACGGCGGTGTCATAGAAGTAGACCTGCCCGGTATCGCTCCTAAACCAAATATCCCCCGAGGCAGGGGAGGAAGGATTGGCAGTAACGGCCACTAGATTGAGTCCAGCAGTAGTGGCGCTAGTGGTAAAGGTCTGCTTTAGGCCGGATCCAAAGGTATTAGCCTGATCGTTATAGACCGTCCCCGAGTACTGGCGAGCCTTGGCTAGAGTGCCGGTCCATCCCAGGGTGAGGGCCTGGGCAGAGATCGATCCAGTGATGTTAGTGTCATTGGTTACCGACTGTACGACATTAGAGTTAAGTCGTGCCGCTGCTAGGGTCCCAGTCCATCCCAGGGTCATTACCCCAGAGACAACTGTACCAGTGACGTTAGTGTCGTTGACTACCGAAGTAACTACGCCAGCAGGCATGTCTGCGGCAACCAGTGCCCTGAAGGCCGCTACGGCGGCAGAGCCAGTCGTGGGTCCAGCTAGTACGGTGTTGGCGTTCTGCGGGGTAAGTAGAGGACCGATATAGGTGTTGATGGTCTGGGGCAGTAGGGCGGTAACACCAGCCACAAACTTATAAACACGTCCAGTGATGTTATGGTCAGCCGCAGCCGTACTTTCCTGCGCTCTGGTAATAGTTAAAGTATCCCCAGAGACAGCAGTAACCCTAACTATTTCAACATATGGGTCATCAGATGGGTCGGCGTAGGTTGTATCGTTCCACCAGACGGCATTGAACGGTGCCGTAGGCATCTTGGCCCCATCGCCAGTCTTGAGAACAATGGTCGTTGCCGAGGAACTGTATCCCTGAGAGACAGTAGCCTTGGCGAAATTTTTAGTGGCGTCTAAGGCCAATTTACCCTCCCCTTAGGTTACTGGCCGCCCTTGACTAAGGCATAGACTAAGTGTCCACCTACATTAACCGCAGAACCTAGATTCATAACTAGATCCTTACCCGCTCCGCAGGCGAAGTGGAGACCATTAACAGAACAGTCACCGACATTACCGGTGCTTGTTCCCATGGTAAAAGGCCCAGAGATAGTGGCAGGGGTGCTGTCCTTGAAGGTGACTACTACGGTTCCGGCGGCTACAAGGACCATTCCGAGGACCACAATAAAGGATCCAGATGTGCCGGAAATTAGAGTGGTATCCCCAGACGCGCTATTGGAGATGGCTAACGTTCCTACCTTATCGGCAGCGCCCCAAGGGGTCATTAAACTGGCTGTTGCAATCAAAGTCTTACGGTCCTCTCCTACTATTTTTGCACAAGAGAACCGTAAGTTACTCTAAAAATTAGCCCTTAACTCTTTTCAGGTTAGGATTTGCAGCCTTGGCCGCTTTACCGGCGTTTCTAGTCGCACTGGCTAGGATTGCTCCTGCCGCCTTCTTTGAAACGCCTTCCTTGGCCTCAATTTTCTCCTGAACCTTCTTAAATCCTGGATGTTTTGCCATTCTACCTCCTTTCTCTGATTCAAAAACAAAAGGCTGCACCGGTTATCCCAGGTACAGCCATACCAACTAGGACCACGCTCCTTTCCGGCGTTTAGCCTAAACTGCTAAAATTTCATCATACTCCAGTGCTGGACCTAAATCGTACTTGTCGGCTCGAAAATTCCCGTGATTGGACATTCCTTTCCACTTAGAGTAGTACGGCAAGTCAAACTCCAACCACTTATCCTTGGGTGGCATAACCATGGGTATGCCAAATTTATCACAGATCATCTTTACCGCCTCAGGGATAGCCTTCTTTTGTGCCTCGGTAAAGGCTGCATAGTAGTCAAATCCACGGTAGGATTTCTGTACAAAACTCCCCTTATCGGACGCAGAACAGTACCTTTGGGTAAAGTTCTTCGGCCAGCAGAGGAGATCATTCCCTATTTTTTTAAGGGGTCCAATATTTGCAATCTCTAGCCCGATGCTTCGCTTATCGTGCTTATGGTTCCCTGAGTCGGATCCTGGGATCCCTAGGTGATACGACCACAACGATGGGTCATAAGTCTCATAGAGTGTTCCATCTAGGTCGAGAATGTACGGGGTAGATACACCATTCTTTACGGCGTTCCAGCCAGAGATAGAGGAGGCTGCACCATAGCCAGAGGTAAAGTGTAGCACGAGTAGGTCTTTTGCTTGCTTCTCTGGAAAGAAGCATCCATCCTGGAGTCGATGTGTCGTCTGGTCTAACTTCACGTTGCCTCCTTGTAGGGGCCGGGGATCCATCCAAGAATCCCCGGTTGTCGGGTAAGTTGGGAGACCTACTCCCTGGTTAACTCCATTATAGCAATAGACTTAACTACTTTCCTAAGTTTTCAATGAAGGCACTACGGGAGAGCATCTCGGCGGCTGGCCTTAAGCCATTAGGGATAGGCATTGAGACCGCTCTGCCTGGGTAACAGCCCTTTCCAGACCAGAGGGTAACTGGACCAACCCTTGAGACAAAGTCTTCGAGAATCTTAATTACGTCTACTGGCAGGCTTACTTCCTGATGGGTAGTCATTGACATAAAATCCCTTTCCGTTAAACTTGATCGCAGGGGCATGAACCACCAGCTTAAGTGTCCGGTCTCCCGGCTCCTTTAATCCAAATCCAAGAGTCTCTTCGCCGAAGGTCTTTCCGCACTCTGGACACCAGTGGTCATCGGAGATGAAGCTGGTTATGGGCATCTTGACTTCTTCTCCATAGCCGCATCTTTCGCACTTATACTCGTAGGTAGGCATTATTGAAAAATGTTATGATACAGATTAATAACTACTTCAACCAAGACCTGAAGCGGCCAGAACAGAGCCATCATAAACATGGCAAAGTTATCAGACCAATCAAAAGGAGCGGTCTCCCTGCCTGCTGCTGACCTAATCTGAACCCAATAGTGCCACTTGAAGATACCGTCAAAGTAGAACCAGACGGATATAACGAAGTAGGCGATGATTGAAAAGATTAACATTTATTAACCTGAGTATCGAAGCATTGACAGACGTGGCACGGCGGTTCGTAGGGAGTACACTCTTGGGCGGAGCAATCCTCAATTTCACAGATCCATTGCTGGCAGCGGTAGCACCAGCGAAGGGTCTTATTGGTTAGCTCGTCTCCTAGGGCACAGGCAAAGAGGTGTGTCATTTAGACTTGGTCCACTCGCAGAAGGCGGCATTGACGGCGGCGTCTCTCTTGCTTAGCCACTCATTTAGACATGTAGGGCATAGGTGCAAAACAACCCCGGAGGCCCTATAGGTCAGTAAGTCGCTCTTTTTATTGCACTTCTCGCAAGGCTGTTTAGTCATTCTAGAACAATCCTACTACAGATTTGACAATTAAGTAAACCAGCCACCAGGGAATAATTACACACCCCAGTAGAAGTCCCACCGTCCACACCACCTGCGGCCCCTTGGGCGATCTTGTGGTCTTCATTGGGGAGAGCACCTTGAACAGTTGCAGGTCATACAAATCACCTGAGCCCTAGAGGCAGCATCCTTGAATCCCCGAAAGAGGCACTCTCGGGGAACGCTTTCATCTTCTACCCAGTAGTGTCCTGGTAGGTCAAAGGGCGCTACTTGCTGCGGTGGTTGAGTTTCTTCCGGGACGGAGTTGTTGTCCATAATTAAGACTCTACCTTAATCTTGCTTAACTTGCAACCTCTATCCATTACATCAATAAAAGCCCGAGCCAATTGAACAACCACTCTCTCCTCGTGGGCGACCTGCTCTTTGCTCCACTCTCGCTCCGTATCGATAACCCCATGCATCTCCGCCACTAGAATGTGACAGCACTCATGGACAAATACCTCTTCTAACTCGTTGTCGTTTAACTCAGAGCAGGCTTCGATATTGAAGCTAATGCTTGCCTCTAGGTACTGCCACTTAGAGGAGGTGCAGGCGGTTCTTTGCCACTCTTCATCATCCATAGCAGGGGGAGTATCGTCGTAACTATAACAGACCCTCCACTTCTGTAGTCCTAGGGGAACGTGCCACTTTCGGATTAAGGCCTCTAGTCGCTTAGTCGTGGCCTTGAAGTCTGCCTTGGATAGGGACATTAAAACTCCTACACGAAGGGTAGCACGCCCCAAGATGGGCGGATTGTTATTTCTTAAGTTATTGAAAACAAAGAGTCTAAATCACTCCAGGACTGGACTAAATTCTGCCGCTATTTCATCCAAGAGATCCACCTTGGTTGCCTCGGTAATGGCTCCGGTTAGGATCCTCTTGTCCTCGGGGTTAAGCTCCATGTGAGACTTGATTCTAATCCACTCTTCCATGAGGTCTCTATAGACTGGCCGTGGGGTAGTAATCTTTCTAGGTTTCTTGATTCTAGGGAGTCGATCTAGGCCGAGAGCCTTGGCGGCTTCTTTTCTGGCTTTGGTAGTGGCTTTCTTTCGCTCAAGGTGGAGTTTATTGTAGATCCTGATGCAGTCTTTGCATCTCCTGCGGACATGGGGATTAGGGTTGTCGCAGAGATACTTAGGCGTTTTAGCCATGCCTAATTATATCATCCAAGTTGACAGGCCATCCGTCTAGCTATAAGATTAGATTTGTGAAATCGCACTTGGTTCTCCCGGCTGGCCTTGTAGTTACTAGTAGGCACATGGCTATGCGGCTGTCTGCAACATCTTACAATCTACCAATTTCTTGCATCTCCACCTCCTGTAGTTATGCTTATGGTGGACAGTTATTTACACACTGGGCCAAGGCTATTATTGACTTCCCTGGGAGATTTGAGAGATAGAATGAAAGTCTATAACATGGCAGGGCCGGAGAAGATGATATCAGACCGCTTTTGCTGGTATACAAGGATTAGCTCCATTGCAATGTGGACAGTTATGAGTCCATCGATAGTTAGTCTTGTTCCGCCTGATAAGAAGCTATGGAAGGAGCGGTTGTACCGATGGGGCTAACATGAAAGTTTATAACATGACCGGGATCGGCCCAAGCTGGACGAAATTGCTAAGTAAGGGATTGGTAATGTACACCTTCGAAAGTGCATCCTCGTCTTACTATTCCACTGCTGCATCAATTAAGCAATTCACAATAAAAAGTGATGAATTGTGGAAAAATCGACTGTATCACTGGTTGCACGAGGTATGAAAGCCTACCTAATGACCGTTATGAGCCATGAGCAGTCTGCCAAGTGGTTCAACCTATACGCCAGAAAGAGCAGGGCCAGAGGGCGATGGCTTGCTCTGGCGGCCTCGCTGCTTTATTTGGTTATAGATAACAATGAGAGGCTATGGAAGAAAAGACTTTACCACTGGGATACCGACTAGGATGAAAGTCTACATGGCTCTATTCCACGGCTATGAGCCGTCAACCCGAAGTGTAATGGTAACCGCAAGAGGCTTTCATGAGGGTGTCTCTATGTTATCGAGAGCATACACAAACAATATTGGGCTACAGTCATGGGCGTACTGTCAACCTACTCGACAGCACGCCCATCACGTAGGATCCATGAGAGTCTTCCCAAGGAGGGCATATTGAAAGCCTGGATGTATTTACCGTGGATGAGAACAAGCGAAACTTGTTCAATGGATGGATTTCAAATAGAGTCTCATTGTATTACCGGCAAAGGATGGGCGAACGGGGCCTCTGTAAAGGTTATTCGAGACGGGCACAGGTTCTCGGCGGCGGAAGAGCAGGTGTACGCGGAGAGGGTGGGGTGACTTTGAAGATCTGGATGTACTGCCCTGTAATGGATACCGCAAATAAGTGCTACAGGTACTGCACTTATTTGCGTCAGGTGTTCTTAGAAGACCCAGGATGGGACAGTAAGGCGGTATCATTCTGCCAAGCCGGTTGGTGGTTTAGATCTAGTAGATTCTTATGAAACCATACCTAATCGGACTAGTTAGTCCGCACTACCGCAAGGGAATACCGGGAGCGCATAAGAAATGGGTTACATCTGCCCATCAGTCAGGAATTGGAATAGAACTACTTAGCACTGTCTCTAGGCACGGCAGCAATGGGTCACTAGGTGCCTATTGCTGCTATACGTCCTTTAAAGGCAGGTTCCCGTACTACGTATTATGAAACACTTCTTAATGTCGTCATGCCATGTATGGGGCACTGGCCCTTGCGAAATTATGTCCTGGGTTTTAGCGCACAGGGTGGCTCCCAACGCAAGCTCTCTAACTAGTCCATTCGGAGCGGCTAGCTATGCCAGCCTAGAGTGGCAATGGTTGCCAAAGTTTGATGTCTAGGGTAGTATTGTAATTACCAATGAGAGCCTGTCTCGATAGACGTGAGATCGTATCTTTATTTCGGCCCAGTCAGAAGCAGCATAAGCAACGCTGCGATCCGGTGCTGCTCTCTTGAATGTTTACTCCTGTTTCTATTCCCTCCAGTAAAGACAGGACGTGATTAAGGTTGACATGTAGATAATAACTGGCTATACTTCAGCTTATGGTTGGCACCTCAGAATCACTCCAGTACTGGACTAATCTGTAATGAAACACTGGATTACAGCATTACCGTTTGCTGGCCACAGGTACTGGTCAACGGGAGAGATTCCAGTATGGTGTGCCACTACCAAGGCGACGATCTATCTGTCTGGGAGCGTCACACAGCAAAGCAAGATACTTGTCTCAATGCAGAGTAAAGCTAGCATTTTGAATGGGTTATATGGATGCGTCTTGGCGTCTTACGCCAGAACAGACAGCATGGCATGGCACTATTACCCAAAGATTGGCTGGAGATCTAGCAAGGTAGGTGAATTTTGAGGCAGTGGCTTAGATCGATAACCTACAGAGACTCTAAAATTGTGTATAGTTCTCTTGTTGATCTTCAATGGAGTTTCTTCAATTCATATTCTTCAGGCAATGGAATTGTGGCTGAGTTCGCCTCGTGCTATAGGTCGGTTCCGGCAGGCCGTAGAGGGATGCACACTAGGGTCGTATGAAGAGTTACCTGCAGGGGCTAACCACCAGAGACTCTACCTATGCCAATTTATGGACCATGGCACTAACCGCTAAGTCTATCTGGACATCAACTCAGTCAAGAGATGGTGTTCTAGTGGAGTGGGCCTCGTGCTATAGGGACGCCATCCCATGGAGATCTGGCATGATACTAAGGACAAAATGAAGAACTTTCTCTACTGCTGGACTACCAGGGACGCAATTATTTCCCAAGCCATAGAGGGGAGGCTCTCCGTGGTGTACGACATGTTTACAAAGGTCGGCAAAATCCATGGAGTAGATACCCACATTGATACTTTGTCAACCTCCGCCGGTACCATTTGTTCATGCTACGCTTCAGGCTACACCCATCCGTATCACACTAAGGGAGGGATGCTACTCAGAAACCGATGAAACACTACTACTGCTGGACGACCAGGGACGCATGCAATATATCCACACATTTTCATTGGTCTAAAATCGGAAACCAAAATGGAGCCAATTACACAGTTGACCTGATATCAATGAGCGATTATTTTTTCGCCTGCTACGCCTCTTGCTGGAGCGCATTACCATGTCACCGTAGAGGCGTTATTATGAGGAACCGATGAAACACTACTACTGCTGGACACTCCCGCACTACATTAACTCCTTGGCGGTATACCAATGTCTGGCGTGTTATCCAATCGGCAACGAGAGGCATTATATCTTTAAGTCAAGTCCTGCTAAGTCAGCTAATGGAGTAGTTGCGACCTGCGCCTCGGCAGTGATTCGAGTCTTGGATAGATCAAAAGACGGATCATCCAGGCAGACATTTATAAGGACCTATAACAGATCAAAATGAAACCCTGGATATCGACAATTACCTACGTTAACTATAGGCACCTGTCAAACAGAGATGGGCCAATGAAGAACATAATGCCGTACATTACCAAGTCTGGAGGTAAAACGTGGACAGGATCCGGGAGGTACTTAGTTTATGCATCGCTGTTTCCATTGGTTATGGATCCACTAAAAGACCCACACTGCTTTGTCGGTAGAGTCAGGATGTACACAAAATGAAGCCATATCTGTCTACAATTAGCTACAACCACTACGAGCCATACTTTAAAATTAGGAACAGGGTAATGATTAGTAGAGATCCGTGGTGCGGGAAATCAGGAGGAATAACCATTGGAGGATCAAAGAGGAACGTAGTGTTTGCCTCAATGCGTCATGGATTTGAGAACTGCGGACTACTAGATGTCTACTGTAAAAACGGCCCTGGATTTATCGGTAGGGTCAGGATGTACACAAAATGAAGCCCTGGATATCATCAATTAGTTACGTCCACTACCAGCCATATGTAAATATCAAGAACGGCCCAATGAGAAGTCGTGATCCGTGGTGCTGTACAACCGGAGGAAGAACCATGGGTGGTCACTATAGGCGAGTAGTGTATGCCTCAATGCTTCATTGCTTTGATGTCTACTCCAGAGACGGAATTGGATTTATGGGGAGAGTTAGGATGTACACAAAATGAAACCATGGATAAGAAGCCTAAACATACCATCTCAGTTCATCTTTAATGGCTGTAGCATCTTCGCCATAACGGAGTCAGTTGACGGATCTAGAACACTAGAATCTACCCTAAGTAGGCAGTGCCGGGAGCCCGGTAAGCATCGTTGCTACATAGTTGCAAGTGATACGTTTAGTCCACTTCCTGCAAGGTCGATCATTAAAGCTCCAGTCAAGATGCCGGAACTGTACACATGAAGACTTGGATTTCTGGACTAACCATGGGAAGAATGATATCAAGCAAGAATCCAATGTTCCACTGGTCGTTTGAAATGAGGTGCAGATTTAACAACCGCATCATCACCCACATGTTCCGCGAGTTCGGGGATAGGCGGCGCTTCTACTACCGACCCACAATTTAGTTAGGCTTGAGCCACTAAATCCTTATAATAGAGGTAGATGGCTAGTTATCCTCCACAACCGCAAGGCCCTCCTCTAGCCTTCTATCTGGACCCCAACGGGGAATATAAGTCCTATCTCTCCCAAGTAACCCAATCACCGCAACGTACCGCAGCAGCCACGCCTCCTGTCGTGGTCAACCGCAAGAACCAACCCCAGGGACTACAGTCCCAGAAGAACGAAGTAGCTACTCCGGCACCGGTTCCTGGGTTACAGGACGTAATTAATGGGATTCAGGCCGGTATGGCAATGTCGGCCAGCCCAGGATGGGGTACCGCTACCTCCCTGGCCTCTCTTTTGACCAAGGAAGCGCCTACCGGAGAGGTTCTAGAGGGTGGAGCAGAGCGTAGATTCCCGAGTTATGACGTCCTAAGGGCCATGAGCCAGATAGCCAAGGATAAGCTATCTCCTGAGGTCTTGAACCAGCTAATTAATGCCCGTGATACGGTCTACCACGCTACAAAGCTACCTAACCTAGAGGGGATTGTCCGTGGGATGAGGCTCAAGGGGCCGGTCTCAGTTTCTAGGGTAGGGGCAATTAACCCCAAGGCTTCGGCTACTGGGACCGATGTTAGCCTAGTCTTACCGACGTCGGCTATTACCGAGGCGGGTGGGGAACCGTTTGTCTATCCAGGGTACGGGAAGACGCAGCGCACTGGCTTCGATACGCCTGCGTATCTTGCAAAAATGAACCCAGACTTTGAGTTTGAGTATCAGACCAAGAATCCAGTACAGCTTAACCCCAATACCCTACAGAAGGTAGTCTTAAATCAACCCCACGTAGAAGCTGCGTTCGGTACTCCGCAGATGATCGATGCCGCCAAGGTGCTCAGGGAAGATATCGGAAAGTCTCCACTAGCCGCCTGGACTAAAGACCTACTTACATCAGAAGCTGAGAAGTGGATGGATAATCCAATCACCTTCGATCACGTTAAGTCGTTCATTCAAAACGGATTAGATATTCCAGTTGAGAGGTCAATGTCGCTCCACGACATGATTACCGATAGGGTTCGTCAAGGTAGTAAGATGTTTGATCCCTTCCTGGCCGATAGAGTTAAGCCAGCGGATCTGCCTTCAGTAGTACTTAACTCTAACGGCATGGCTAAGGCAATTAGTGACCAGGATAGGCTAAGAACTTTTGTAAATGGACTGCCGGACGCCATTAGGGACGGAAGATTCAGCGGTCCTGTTGACTATTACGCCATGGACGGCGGACCAATAGCAAGTTATTTCAAGATAGACCCAGGTCAGGCCGCCGAGGTGTTCAATAAGGCTGTCTATGGGAAGCCAATTTTTAAGTCAAAGGATCCCTACTCGTCCAGTTTTGAGCCAACCCTGGAAAACATGGCCCAGGCCATCCGCAGCAAGCTCGACCCAGAGTTCTTGCGCCAATTGCCGAGATTACAGCCAGAAAACTTCACCCCAGGCATGCCTAAGGAGCGGCCAAACTTAGGAGAAATAAGGAGTTCTGCCAAGAAGTCGGCACAAGAACCAGGCAACCTCAGCGGTGGATGGGAGGAACAGCCGATTCCTTCTACTGGACCAACTACTCAATCTGGATCATGGGTTGGATTAAAGCCAACACAGGAAATGCTAGACAACGGAGCCATCATTGGTCTTCATCCAGAAGGTTCCGGGTATGGATCTCAGGTTGGAAATAACCTCTGGCCACTGTCTGCAATTTCTGCATCAGAAGGTAAAAAAGTAAACCAACTACTAAGCGGGAAAGTACATCAGTTCATCTCCGACATGATAGCTAATCCTGCCCAACTTGACGGCGATCACGTTCAACTTGGACACTTCCAGAGCCTGCTGAAAAACTTCCTAGGTGGTGGCGATAAAACCAATCAAAATTACAAGGAAGCAAGAGATAAGCTATATGACAAACTTTGGGGACAGTCAAAATAGTTTTATTCACTACTGAATAATTACTCCAGTACTGGACTAATTTCACAGTAACTCCACCTAAACATTCTCCTGCTACCCTAAGAGTAGTGCCACACTACCGTTCCCTCTTTATTAGCGATATCCACCTAAGCTTTAATGGCTCAAACCCAGACAAAGTACTTCGCCTACTAAAAGATAACTCGTTTGATTTCATTTACTTAGTTGGAGATATAATCGATCTTTGGGCCATGAAGTCATCTCCTCACTGGCCAGAACCCGCAAATCAGGTCATCCGCCGCCTACTTAAGTTAGCCCATAATGGCACCAAGGTAGTCTACTTACCAGGGAACCATGATGACTTCCTTAGAACCGTCAGTCCCATTGACTTCGGGAATATAACCATTATAGACAGAGCCATTCATGTCTCAGCCAAGGGAGAGAAATACCTAGTTATCCACGGCGACCAGTTCGATTCCATTGTCTCAAAAATTAAGTGGCTGGCAGTCCTTGGGGCATGGATCTACGACCTGCTACTCTGGATCAATGGGCCAATAAACGCAGTCCGGCGACTCCTGGGAATTTCTTCCCACTTCTCCCTAGCCGCAGCCCTTAAGAAGAAGACTAAGGCGGCTACCTCGTTTATTAGCTCATTTGAGACTACCTTGGCTATGGCCGCAAAGGCCGCTGGGTGTAATGGCGTTATCTGTGGGCATATCCATACCCCAGAACACTCCGTTATCAATGGCATAACCTACCTAAATTGTGGTGATATGGTTGAGTCTATGTCATTCATTATAGAAGACTTCCACGGAAATCTAGCCATTCAAAGATTTTAGAAGGACGGCGCACTGGGCAAAAACCGCCGCAGGCCAACCAATCCAGTAGCTATTGACTCTACCATGTGCTCCTCAAATGTCTCAGAATAGTCCGTACGGCCATCCATAAACCCAGCATGACAGTGCAGTAGCTCATGTACCAACGTCAACTCAGGGTCATAAGGCCAGTCAGTATCCAGTGTGGCATCATGGCTAACTCTATCAAGAATAAGTATCTTAGCTGCCTTCTTCGAGAAAGATACACTACAGGAGCCGAGTTTCCCTGGAAGTCGCGCCGCATTACACATCTCGGCCTTGATATCCCAATCCTGCAACCGTAATACCTTCTGCCATTCCCGTAAGCAGTACTCCAAGTCAGAAGAAGTCATTGATAGGTCAGTCTTGGTTAAGTCGGTCATCTAGCACAGTGTACCACCAGTCCATCTTTTTATCAACCTGGGCCGCCTCTAATAGACCAGAACCGATAGCTCCGTACCCATCCCATAGACCGTAGCCTATAAGGGATAGAAACCTCGTCAACCGCCGCTAACTTCCGTGGATTTTGCCGCCCTCGCCGCTATCACCCATGGCTACTTATCCCCCATATAGACCATAACCCCTACTGCCCAATAAACTATCTCCCTACTCCTCCAATCCCTACCACTAGCCTCTATGTTCTTTATTGTCTTTATGTCTTTCAAATAACTTACATAACTTACTGCATCTTACATAAGTGCATAATCCTATTTGTATACCTTACTGGTTCTCATGCCAATTATGTGCTTTATGTAAACATATTTCTTTATGTGCTTTATGGTTTTACTGATTTGTCAGGTAGGCCGAGTAAGTTGTTGATTCTGCATGATTTTTTAATTTTTATTTTTCTACGCATGTTGGGGCTTGCCCTCTCCACCCCACCACCACTGAAGCCACCATACCCTCTCCGCCTAACTTTGGCCCTTCAGTTGCGCCATTATGTCGATACATAAAGACATGTAAGTACATAAGAGATAGCAGGTACATAAGACGCACAAGATGCAGAAAATACATGAGATATATAGACGTATGTAAAACCACTTGACACTGGAACGTATCTAGGGCATGATGGGAGTGTAAGTAAGGCACGGCGACGCGGTAGCAGTAAGGATACCTTGTGGGCCCCAGATATAAGCGATAGCCTAGGGCAAAGTGTCCCAATGGATCGTCTTATCGAACTGCAATATCACTGAGGAATACGTTAGACTCTACCGCTAGCCGTCCTGTTAGTACTTGCAATTTGCCTAAAACGAGAAAAGGGCATTTTGGTTCTTTGTTTTCAACAAGATAGGGAGATGGGAAAATGACGATTAACTTTGTTAGCGAGTGTTCAACGCGGAGTTTTGACGCCTTGGGGGATCGGGTAGACGCGAATATTGGCGAATTGATCCAAGCATACCGGTCAATTCGTACCGTTTCAGGGTATCGCGTGGCCGATTTGGACGATTTTTGCTATCTTTCATGGCCTAATTCTTCACGTTTGCCGGTGTGAAAACCGCTTGCAATCCCCCTGCTAGTGCTGTATAACTGGAATTGCCAATGTTGGCCGAAAACTGAGGGCCAATCTGGACTAAATAGGACGATCTAGGACCAAACATAGCTATAAGTGCTATGGTTCTACCTAAGTACCTTGGGATACAGGGTAGTTATGTAGGAGGAACAGTTCGATGGTACTACTTGAAGTGATGGAAGACATGGCAGTAGAGTACTCACCTGGTGAGATACTAGCAGCTATAAACGCATGCGGTAATAGAAATACTCTAGACCATGAAGATATCGCTCTACTGAGAGATATCTTGTCGGTAGACTTTGGATCAGCGGTATCTCGTGGAGATATCCACAGAGCGGAGCGACTGGCAAGGTTATCAACTAAGCTAGTTACGATTGAAACAGACTACAGGACGTTTGAAACAGACTACAGAGGGTAGTTATGTAGGATGGAGGGTTCAATGACTAAGTACATCTTGAGAACGTATCAGGTAGTAACACCTGAATCGGCGGAACATGGAGAACCGTCCGAGCATGGCTATGCTGATTTTAGCGGTAATCACTACCCGATGTTACCGGGTAAAACTGACTTCGACTTCGACCCTAACCTAATCGGGTATGATTGCACTGAGGACGATTACGATAGTTCGGTCGATATCGCCCGTGAGTGTCTGTTAAGTCAAGGCGTTGAACCATCGGCGTCATTCTTCTATCCTGGTGTCTGGTACTGTGCGTACCCTAAGAGAAACCCAAGCGATAGCAGCGAAACAAGCTACAGCTACCACTTGTATGGGTTCACGGAAGACGAACAACTGTCGATTTATCAATCAGTTACGCGGAAAACGCGATAGGAGACACGGCAATGTCATTCATGCAATCACAAGTAACAGAAAAGCAACGTTGGCTAGCGATAGACGGCAATCAGGGGATTTTTAACGTGCCGATGGTCGATATTGACCGAAATTTCCTGATTTGGAATTATGAGTCCCAGTTTAATTACTTGCGAGCGTACTATCCCGGGAAGCCTGAAAACTACGAAATAGTCAAAGGTTATGGCGTGCGATTATCGGCACCAGGGTACTTAGACTGTACTGACTGGGACGTGTACCCTACGCTGGAACAAGCGAAACAATCGGCACTGGAATTAGACGCTGAAATGGAGTTTGCAGTATGACTAACAGAGCGTGCGATTCTTGCCAAGCGGCCATGATTCAAGGCGTCTTTTGCCATGAGACTGGCTGTCCCAATAGCGGTAAAACTTGGGACAAAGAACGGGAGCAATGGGTCAAGTATGTGCCTTGTTTCGAGTGTGGATGTGAGGTAGAAGTAGGGGAGTACTGCGATTGTCAAGAATTGGAGAATGAGGCATGATTATCAAAGATGATCGGACGCTGGAACAACTCCTAACCCATACTTGGGCGGTAGTAGGGCGAGATAAATTCCTAAGCGGATGGGGCGGCGCTACGGGTGGGTACTCTCGATGCGGATGGGCATGTAAGCCAGAAGATATTGACGCAGTAGAGGCTATGGTGCGTTCGCGTTCCGAGATGCAATACGTCAACGTGGTACAAGCTAATACCTATCGGCCACCCAAGGGAACAGCGCATTATCACTTGTACGTCTGGAAGGGGGATAACTAATCATGGAATGGTTCGATAAACACGGATGGTTACAAGGTGAAATACCGGCGGATTGCGTGGCGGATTGCCACCATAGCGGACAATGTGACGCCGATGTAGAGTTTTGGCGTACTAAGTTAGACTTTAGTGTACCGCGCCAATTGGCGATAGGGTTTCTGAGAGAGTACGGAGCATGGCCCCCTGAAGAATTAGCAGGTTTCAGCGATACGCGCCTAGCTGAAACGGTACTTTGGTTGGCGTGTGGCGATATCTCAGAACAAGGCGACTGGTTGGGACTAGTCCACTAGGGGGGGGGCAATGGGAGCATTACTAAAGGCAACACGAAACGGATTTGAGATACCAGTGTATGACGACTGGGACTATGACGATGGGAAGATATTCGTACATCGGGATTCAATGGGGATTCTTGGGATAGTTCGCGCCAAATCATGGGAAGACGCCTACTCCATCTCTGAAGACGAATTCATGCCTGAAGCTAGCGAAACAATCGAAGAATTACGCAAGGAATACGGTTATCGGCGCGAACACGTCAAAATTGTGATTGACGATAGTGTACTGGCTGCTACGGAACACTGTGGAGTAGGGGAACGTTTCGAGCGATACCCTGAAGACTACCCTAAGGGTAGGCTAGCGCCTACGTTTCTACGATGGAAGACAATCGAGACTCCAGACACGGACGCGTGGACGGAAAACGAGTTATTCTGTGAGTCTTACGGGTTTCGGCCTAATGGTCCTAACGCTAGCGACAAGCTAGGGCATGGTATCTATGCCAAGGATTTGAACGGAGATTCTTTGGACCTATTGACTCCAGAGTTACAGGCCGATCTTGATATTGTACTAACCTTTGAGTCAGACGAAAGTGAGGCTTAACCCATGGCATGCAATCACAAGCGAACATTTAACCCGTTACTCAGTCAACGGGTAGGAGTTACCGCCGATATGATACCCTGCTATCAGTGCGCCAGTGAGGAAAACGAGCGATTCAAGGCACGCCTGTTAGAACGTGCGACACTGGAACGGAAACACCCAAGGCATAACCCTAGGGTAGTTTGGGCAAGCGAATCTATAGCTGCTATCCGTAAAGGCTAGTATCGCGTAGTTCCCTATTGACAACCAATGGGAACTATGGGACACTATCCCACACAGAGGAAACATAAAACCATGTACACTCACACGAATTACAAGACTAAGAAGTCGCTTAAGGATGCGATTAAGGCGGGTAAGCGCGAAACGTGCTATGCTCCGGGCTTTGGACGTGTACCAGAGAATGGACCGATTACGCTTGAGGGACCGCATTATCCCGCGCCTCATGCGTGGTATGCCCAAGGGATTATGAAAGACGGTTACTTGGTCAGTGTGAAGTAGGGGCGGTATAACCATGCCACAATACGACTACAACACGCCGGTTAATGACTACCTAAAGTCTATCGGCGTTACCTTCCAAGCGGTGCCAATTGGGAATGATTGTCCCATGTACTGCGAACACAAGGGCAAGCATATCGACAAGCTGGGAGTCTACCCGCGCAAGGTCCACATCCATGGCAAGCATTACGCCGGTATCTTCAATAGAACTTACCAAATGCCACAAGTAGGCTATAAAGATACTCTAACCGTAGACTTCTGGAATAGTTACTTAGATGAGGAACATAACCTAAGGGTACGCGATGATTACAAGCGCACGCCTACCGCCTACGATGTTTTGTCATGCCTTACTTGGGACATAGACGGCGACTTCGCGGCATGGTGTAGCGACTTTGGATGCGACACTGATAGCCGCAAGGCTTATGCGACCTTTGAGGCTTGCAACGAGCAAGCGCGGCAAGCGCGGCTATTCTTTAGCCCGTCCGAGATAGAGCAACTAAGGGAGTTAGCACAATGAACCACGACCTACGCGAACTATACCGGCGGATCGACCGGCGACGGCGACTACGCGAAGCCTTACGCGATACTGGACTACTTGCCCTAGCCGTGGTACTACTGTACCTAGCACTCAGTAATTAGTCCAGAACTAAACTTCTAGCTTCAGCTTAGCTTTACCAGTCTAGGCTATTGATTCTAATGAGTTTAGTTAATAACACTTGCCCTGTAGTAGGCGTTATGGGTTAGCTTTCGCCGATCTCGTAAGCTACCATTAGGCTTGAGTAAGCGTTATTAGCTAAGTTATTACAATCAAAGGAGATGGGATATGGGGTGGACTTCATGCGAGCGATGGGTTACGAAACAAGACGTAATTGCAGACTTCTTGCGAAGTGACTATTACGGCAAGACGATAGCGCACCACGTAGGGGGTAAGGGATTATGGCGCGTCCTGGAATCGACTAAAGGCGAAGATGGGACATTTCGCCGTTTTATCGCTTTCGACCTGCTAGAAAAACACGGCGGCGAATGGTCTTACAAAGACATGGACGAATCCATGCACCCTTACTATTACGATTGTCCGATCAGGTTTTTGGATATGGCACCGGTAACTAGCCAAGAATGGCGCGACAAGGTCTACCAGTACCACGCCGACAAGCGCAATAAGGCACGCAAGGCGCGAACCATGGCGGCTAAGGTGGCTATTGGCGACTATTACGAGTTGCCAGGGTATCGGACCAATGGTCCGGTTAAGGTTGTGCGGATTGAGGATGGTAAGGTATGGGCTATTAGCGGGAACTATAGCCTGTATCGGCTAAAACCGCGACACTTAGCCGTAGCAGTCAAGCTACCGGCGCTAGAGATGGGGGTAACGGCAAATGCCTAAAACCACTAGCGAAGTATCCGCCATTATGGCGCGAAAAGAGATTGCCAAACGGCTTGAGGCGCGATGCTCATGGCTTACAGATCAGGACATGGACGCAGACGGCGCGGACACAGTAGACGCAATGGCAGAGTTGCACGAGTCACTAAAGGATGGGAAGAGTCCATGGAACTAAAGAACTACCGCGTTACCTACGCTATTGATATAGATGCGACTAGCGCGTATAATGCCGCTAAGGCAGTACAAAACATCCTTCTAGATCCTGATTCACTACCGCCGATCTTTCAAGTAGTGGCAGATAACGGGATAGAACATCAAATTGAACTACGCTTTCACGGCGCGGAGCTACGAAAGAGAGGCATAAAGTGAACTACCATCTAACACTCAAGTCGGCTAACGTTAAGACTGGACCTATTCCAGTATCGACTACTAGCGGCGACTCTTGCCCCGAGTCGTGCGGATCGCGGGATAGATGCTACGCTAAAGCCGGACCATTGGCTATCCATTGGCGTAAGGTGAATGACGGCGGATTATCCCTAGAAGACTTCACGGCTAAGGTCGCGGCATTGCCTCATGGTCAGCTATGGCGGCACAATCAAGCGGGGGACTTACCCGGTAAAGACGAGAAAATCGATACGGTGGCGCTAAACGCCATTGTCAAGGCGAATGAGGGAAAGCGGGGGTTTACCTACACTCATAAGCCGGTAACAGGATTGAATCATACCGAAAACACCAATGCCCTAGCCGTGCTAATGGCTAACAAGCGCGGGTTTACGGTTAATCTATCCGCCGATACCCTGGAACAAGCGGACACCTTAAAGGATCTAGGGATCGCACCGGTAGTTGTGGTATTACCGGAACAGTCTAAGGGTGAGGTTACACCCAGCGGACGGCGGGTAGTAGTTTGCCCTGCTATCTCCCACGAGGGGGTAACGTGTGAGTCATGTAAGCTATGCGCGTGGCGGGATAGAGAGGTCATTATTGGGTTCCCGGTCCATGGTCCATTGCGACGCCAACCGGCGCGACTGGTAACAATCAAGGGGGTAGAGGCATGAAGCTAGGACAATGGGAAGAGGCGGAATGGACCGCCGGTGAGAAACCGCTAGAGTGTTACCGAATCAAGGTGGGACGTGGGTGTGTCTGGCTACACTTGCGTCCGGGATGGATCGGTTCAGTCTATGCTCCCGTGTGGAATTTTACGTGTAGCTTTGGTTGCAATTCTGAGGATTCATACTCAGGGTGTATTCCAGGGTGCGATAGCCTAGAGGCGGCTAAGCAGTACATTCACGACGTTGTAATCCCAAGAGTAGGTAAGTAGTCATGGCAATCAACATTTCAGAAATAAAAGGTAAAACCCTAACCGGCATTGACGGCGGTAAAGACTCGCACGAGTTAGTATTTACGACCAGTGACGGCGAAGTCTACAAGATGTTCCACGAGCAAGATTGCTGCGAGTCGGTTCGCCTAGAAGATATTGTAGGCGAATTACAGGATCTTATTGGTAGTCCGCTACTTGTGGCTTATGCGGAAACCTCAAGGGAAAATCCCAAGGGCGGGTATTATGAGGATTCTTTTACATGGACGTTCTATAGGCTTGCCACAATCAAGGGTAGCGTAACCCTACGCTGGTACGGATGTAGTAACGGGTATTACTCTGAGAGGGTTGACTTGGTTCGGGTTAAATAGCCATGGAGATAACCAAAGCGCAATTCTACCGCGACGGCGGTTTCGCTAACTCTAACCAGTATCGACGTATGGTTAGCGGGAAATGGAAGTACTACAGGATCAAGCCATGAGCGATCTATCGACAAACCAAATCAGTACCGTTTTCGACCTGCTACGTGCCTACTGTCAGCAACGGTCTAGGGTTATTGGGGAGTTTGGCGGCGGCAAGGATTATTTCGACCTCTACCGCGAAGCTACGGCGATACAGGATCGGCTAGGTATTGGGTTTTACAGTCGGCCAACACTGGAAGATTGTGGTATTAGTGATTGGATGCTAGATCCGATCTATGAGTACCGCGACCATTACGGGTATTTTAAGTGTGATAAGTGTCTCGATACCTACAGGGATATCTACACCTTTGAGTACTGCAAAGCATGTCGAGGAAAACTATGAACCAACTAAAGATTACACTAACAGAACAAGAAGTTGAGGCGTTGCAGTCGCTTGTAGAGTACTGTTGGGACTCGGAACAGCGCGACTACGAGGAGCAAGAGAGTGATGCGGCAAAACAGAACCACGTATTCAATTCTTTAGTCTTGCTCAATGATCTACTGACCAGAATCCGCAACAGGTAAAATCAATCCATGACCCAATTAAAGATTGCACTAGACTGGAACTATCACTACATTCTCAAGCCGAATGAGTCTGGTAGTTATTGCCTCTACGGTTACAATGAGGAAACTAGTCGATATGAACCGGTAAATTCAGTACAGTTGGCGCGTACCTTCGCCGATTTTCTAAAGGCTAGCTCTTTTGGGGATAATCCGCTACGGGTACGGGTTCTGTATCCAGGCTCGCATGAGGCTATCGTCGCACCCAATCCACTTATTTTTAGTGACGAAAATAATTCGCAGTAGGGTATTGACAATAACAGTTTTTAGTAGTAAGGTAGTACTGTTCCGATAGACAAGTAACCCACGGTGGCTAGCCAAAGCACAGTAGGGTAGGAGATTAAAATGGAACTCTTTAAGGCGCACAACCAATGGAAGAATCGCCCTTCCGATGAACGCTATGCTTCGCTTGAGAAACTGCACGCCGACACCAAGCACTACGCTGAGCAAGCACGAGAGAAGGAATTAACCTACTCTGATATTCGTGCTGAGGCACAAGACGGCGATGTTATTCTCACCGGCAAGGCGGGAATTCCCGCACGGCTAACCAATTGGGCATTCGGCCAGTTGGCAAGCCGCATCGGCGCACCAGCGTCCTACCTCCGCGACCTCCCCGCTACCCTGGCAGTACAGAACCTAAACCATGGATTAGCTAAGCACGCACAAGACGCCACGGCGCGACTGCTATTCCACGCTAATGGCAGCCTGCTACTCCGCGCCTTTACCGGATCGGGTTACGAGCGAATTTGGAACCACGAGGTGGCTGAGCGATTGCTAGACTGGCAGGCTAAGGGCTGGGAACCGGCGCGTCCTGACATTCGCAAGTCACTAGGCGACTTCCCGGCGCTCTATGCCTCAGACCATGACATGTTTGTGTTCTTACGAGCTAATAATCGGTCAGTAAATGAGGCAGGAACCGATAGCCCGATGTGGAAAGGCGTCATTGTCGAGAATAGCGAAGTGGGTGCTTCGGCGCTAAAGTTGACTAAGTTTCTCTACAGAGAGCTATGTGGCAACCATATTATTTGGGGTGCTTCTGAAGTGATGGACGTATCACTGCGTCACGTTGGATCGGTACGTAACCGCTTTAGCCTCATGGCAGTACAAGCCAATAAGTGGTTAGACGCATCGGTGTCCGACCTAGAGGGCCAGATCGAACGGTCCAAGACGGCGCTGATTGCGGCTACCAAAGAAGAGGTTTTAGATACCCTCTTTGGCAAGCGTAGCCTTGGTTTAACTCGCAAGGCGTTAGATGCCAGTTATGAGGCGGTACGCGAGGATGAGGATGGTGACCCTCGCACGGTTTGGGGTTTCGCTCAGGGGGTAACAAGGTATTCCCAGTCGATTCCCTACGCTGATGAGCGTACCAAGCTAGACAAGGCGGCAGGTAAGATTCTCAAAGAGGCGAATTTCTAAAGGATAAATGAAATGGAAAAACACGTACTAGTTCTGCGAACTTGTTCCAAAGACATGACGTCTTCCGGCGGTTTCAAATGGCCTACCTCTGGGGATGTTTCGGCACCAGACTGGGAACCGTCTAACAGTTGCGGCAAGGGATTACATGGCTTTCTCTGGGGTGCTGGAGATGGAACCCTTGCTAACTGGGACAGTGACGCCAAATGGCTAGTAGTTAAGGTTTCAAAAGATTCAATCATCGACCTATGCGGCAAGGTCAAATTCCCCGCTGGAGAGGTAGTCTATTGCGGGGACCGACAAAGCGCAACGCAATTTCTGCGCGATAACGGTAGCACTGCCGCAATTACGATGGTCAGCAACCCACAGGAGAGGCGGTTAAAGACCGGGCTAAATCTCTCTGGTGGAATCTTAGCGGCGATATGGCGGTTTGTCTAAATTGCCAGCGGAAGGTGGAGGTAGTAGGCTTCAAATGAAACTAGAAATCACAAGAGCGGTAGTTATAAAGGCACCCGGACGTGCTGACCAAATTATCCTTTACACGGATCTACCGGAGGCCACTTATCCCTACACGCAACGGCTCGACCTGACGGCGCGTGCAGCAGCAGGTACTGGGACGGCATACTTAATGGATCACTTCCCTGGGGTGCCAATTGAGGTTTTTGGATGAACCTACCTACGGTAATAGCGAACCTAACCATCCTGGCCATTGGCCCAGCCACTCTAGAGGCTCCAATCACTCCAGTGCTGGAGTTCGAGCGGACGGCCTACAAAGTAAGCCTTGCCATGGCAGACTACGAGGGGTACAATAAACCCGGAACCATGGCACAGCGGTACAACAATCCTGGCGCACTACTCTACAAGGGGCAGCCTGGGTGTAAACGCGGCAGTGCCGGGTATGCCAAGTGCAAGACGCCAGAAGACGGCTGGATGGCCCTACACCGGCTAATAGCGCGGCGACTGGCGGATGGATTGACAGTTAGACAGATTGTGGCGCTACACGCACCTGCCAGCCACGGAAATGAGACAAAGAAATACCAGAATTTCGTAGAAGAGAGGATCAAGTAACAATGGAAAACACAGTACTGCAATCGCTCACAATTGGGAAGACTTACGTCATTCATGTCATGCCGGGGTGGATTGTCTCAGGAACCTTAGACAGTATCCTAGCAAACAGAACTGCCGCAAAGTTTAAGGATGTCATTTTTGTTGAGTCGTGTGTCAATGGGTTTGATACCATAGGCGCGGTTTCTACGGCGAAGGACACTCAAGAACTGAAAGACCGACTCAATACATATTATCCGTGGACTAATGGATTGATTCTCCCGCACCACTCCATCGGCCTAGTCGTGGAGTGCCTAACATCTATGGCCGGATTGCCAGGGGATAGTAAAGGGAAGCGGCGCGGCATGTAGGGCTACCGCCACCACAAAAGAGAGGATCAAATGAGCATTACTAGTGAGGACTGCAAAGCGGCCATTGTAGATTGGACGCAATTAAATAGATATCTTTTGACTGACCAATACGGTCAGGATCTGGCGGCAGGAGAAGACGAACACTGGGATAAAATCTGGAACCGTGACAACTGGAAGCGCACTGATAAAAGGAAAGAAGGGGACACTATCATCAGGCTATTCAAGTGCTCTCCCTTCGACAATCTGCTTGTAAGGGAAGCGGAGGAGCTTAACGCAGAGTTGGAAGAATATGGGAGTCCCAAGGTAGAGGTAACTAAATTGAGATTGAGAGGGCACGTATACACCGACAAGGACGACACCCAGATTCTTTCGGTGACAGTCCGTGGAGAATCAGAATGACAGAAACAGTTATTATGTTCGAGTGAGACAAGTGGAAGTACCAGAGATTTATGGAGGAAAGAGTCAAATGAACCATCTTGTAAGAATGTGGGGCAACCCTGACCCAGTACCACCTACGGATAGTCTTTGCCTAATCGATTGGTTTGAGGCTTCCCAAATTCGAGAGCCACCGCCAATTGTTTTATTAGAAGGATCAGACGTGAGTTATAAACTTAACCAACAAGACAAGGGTTTCGGACTGCGCTATGAAAGCACGGTAGAGCAATCCCTAAGGGAAATCGCAGCAGAGATTGACAAGGATCTATCCCTAGGTGCTTCGGAAATGCTCTACGCGGCGCTAAACAAGGCGGTAATGGCAAGAAAAACCTTTATCCACGCGGGATACAAGAAAGTGGAGGACTAAATGACTGAGAACGAACCAAAGAAGACACAACTATCCCTAGACCTGGGAGACCTGCACCGAGAGGTCAAGATCATGGCGCTGATGCGAAACATTACCACCTCGGCCATGTACAAGATCCTAATCGAGAAGGGGATCTCCGTACTGCGGAACGGACCAGACTTCGAGTAACCCATGACTAAGCCATTCTCTACTCACAAGAGGGCGCGTAGCTCCAGGGAGATCTACGAGTTCTTCTCGGTAATGGTCAGCAGCCCCGTTATCGGCCTAAAGACTCGCTGGCTATCGGAGTTTATGGTTGACCTAGTGAACGGCGACATCGAGGATGACGAGGCGGTACGCAGGCTGCACACCTTTGCGGGGGAGAGAATGAGATGAAGAGAGATGCGAAGTACTGGGCATCCGTCCTTATCGTGCTGGTTGTACTGGCGCTGATTGTAGTAGCGTGGAGCGTGGTAATTAGCCTCATAGTGGAGCGGATAGTCGCAAAATGAGAGCGGCCATGTTGTCTTCGCTTTATTACGGATACCATAACGTCGCCTACGTCTCAAGAGTCAACGGAAATGGGGGCACAATGATTTCTCTTGTTTCTATACTTCCCAGCGAAGCGATTCTGTTTCGCGTGATAGCTAAGGGTAAATTAAGAATCAGGAGCGCAAGGAAGTATTGCTAATGAGAACGTCACTCTGGTATGGAACCAATTACAGACATCGCGGAGTAGCCTATCAGAGAATCGATACCAGGGGATGGATTCCGATTCATTTCGTTTCTATAATGAGGGAAATCTTCGATCTTCCAGATGACAAAAGGACCAGGAGATTCTACAAATGATGAAGCCATACCATTACTGCCTTCACTGGCAGAGCGGAGACCTGGGGTGCTTTGCTCTAGCAATCCAGCACGGCACGGATTGCATAATATCTTTACTTAGTGATTCTCGGGAGTTTAATGGTGCCTGCATCGCTTCCCGTACGCCAAGACAGAGAGCGCTGGTAAAGTACAACAGCAGGTCTAGATGAAGCCATATCGCTATTTAATGTACTGTGACTTGGCGGGGAACCACTGGAGACTGTTTGCCCAAGTCGAGAGGGAGTACTACTTCGTGGCCGAGTCAAGCAGAAGCAACGCGGTAGGAGGTAAAGAAAGCCTTTTAATGCGACAGAAGATGTTGATAAAGTTTTGTTAGTGCTGTACAGTTTAGTAGTCAGAATGAAGAAGTGAAGTCAAAAGGAGACTTAAATCAGAATGAGCAGTTACAAATCAGAGTTTACCGCCGATCTTGAGATCGGGAAGGCATACATCATGTTCATCCCTCCGGGGTGGCTGATTGGTGCAACCGTAGACGCTTTCTCTAGCGACGGCCTGTCCGTCTCTTTGAAAGATATTGTCCACCTGGAGTCGGTATCCAATGGCAACAGCACCATCGGCGCACCGGCCATGGCCCCGACCCCCGACAAGCTGTCGGAATTGGTTACCGCTTGCTACACCATGGCAGACGGTTCCATTCTCCGCAAGGATGCCATCCTTATCGCTAGCCCGTGCAAAGTTCCCATGACGGTACTTGCCCGTAAGGCGCAGAAGGATGCAATTAAGCGAGCGGCCTAGAAGACTCGCAACACCGGCCTGACCTGCCTTAAAACGGGTCAGGCCACCCAAACCAAATTTTTAAAGAGGAATCAAATGAAGAATCTCAGAGTGTACCTATTGTCGGATATCCCGCTGCTTCTGTGGGGTGCCCCTGGCACCGGCAAGACCGAAAGCATTAAGGCCGTAGCGCGGGAAGATAATGCCCACATGGAGACCCTTATTGGCTCTACTATGGACCCCATTGATGTTGGCGGATTTAACGCCCTGGACGCCAAGGGTAACGTCAAGTCTTCGGCTCCGCCATGGGCAGTACGCATCCGAGAGGCGCTTCAGCGTGGTCAGCAGGCTTGGCTATTCCTGGACGAGTTATCCTGCGCCCCTCCTGCGGTACAGGCTGCGCTTCTTCGTGTGGTGCAAGAGCGGAAGGTTGGAGACTGTGATATCTCAGGCTGCCGTGTTGTAGCTGCGGCTAATCCCGCCGAAACAGCGGCAGATGGTGGTTATTTGGCTGCCTCTACTGCTAATCGGTGGGCACACGTTGAGTTTACCGTAGAAGCCAAGAATTGGATCGCTGGCACGCTACGAGGCTGGGGAGTAGCTCCCAAGACCAAGGCAGAACAAGCGGCTACTACTAGCATTACCGGCTGGATTCAACATAGTCCTGCGGCACTGCTCTCGCCACCAAAGGGCGATGCGGCATCACGGGCATGGCCTTCCCCTCGCTCATGGACTGCGGCTATTCGGCTGCTATCCCGTGCTCATGGCTTTGCCGATCAAGATCGTTACGCCTTGGTTGGATCAGTGGTTGGGGATGCGGCGGCACAACAGTGGCATACTTGGGAGAAATCGCTCGACCTGCCGGACCCTGAGGAAGTGCTGGCTGGGATCGCTAAAATTCCATCCCGTGGCGATCAGGCTAGCGTTACTATCTCCTCGATGGTTGTGGCTGCCTTAGCAGAGCACCCTGAGCGGGATTTGCGGATTAAGAAGGCGTGGAAGATCCTAGATGCGCAGCGGCCCGACTTGGTTATTACGGCGGCGCACGTCCTGATTGAGTCCACTGGCGATGTTCCAGACGAGGGTAAGAGACTCGGTGATCGCATCATGGCTTATTAGCCTGTCTTTCACTAGCCGGGAGGCAAGCAAGGGGCATAAAACACTAACTGTCTCGGCGATCAAGTTGTCAAACAAAGGGCACATGAGGCCGTGCGGGATTGATTACTATGCCATGACAAACGAACGCCTTCCGGTATTCTACGCTATCCAAGGCCGTAGACGGAAAATTCGCAACAAGGACAGTGGCAAGGTATAACTGAAATGAATCAACTATTACAACACCGAGAACCAACCCAGTCCGAACTAGACATGGCAACCGAGGCCCTCCTGGGAGCGCGGGTAATGCGGCCCTACTACGCCGTAGCCATCGCTCCCCTTAAGCCACTGGCCGTGGATGGCCTAGGAACCATTGCGGTTGACCCTTACTGGCGACTGTACATCGATTTTGAGTGGTTCTCTGCCCTGTCCCTAGAGAAACGCGCCTACGTCATTACTGCCCACGAAATCGAGCACCTGCTACGTCGTCACCACAAACGCTGCGGCCCTCGTGATCATAATCTATTTAATATCTGCGGGGACTGTGAAATCAACGACGATGCCGACAAAAGCAAGCTGCCAGATGGCGCTGTTTTGCCTTCACTAATCGGCCAACCGGACAACCTTACAGCAGAAGAGTACTACCGCGACCTGCCGCAAGATACCCAGCCAAACGGAAAAGGCTGCGGCAGCGGCGCTGGTGGTCCACGCCAGGAGTACGAGAAGGAAGGTGGGGCAGGAGAAGATGGCATCGATGAGGTAAGTGGGGACGGCATACGCACGGCTACCGCCAATGCCGTTAAGGATTACGTTCAAAAGAACGGCAAAGGATCGGTACCTGCTGGGGTGGAGGTGTGGGCTGATGACGAGTTAAAGCACATGACGCCTCCATGGCCGAGACTGATGCGGCTATGGATCTCTAGTGCCCACAAAGAAGCCTGCCGTGGACGCATGGATTACTCATACAGGAAGCTCCACCGTCGTCAGCAGGCCAACCAAGTCATTCGACCATCGCTCATCGCCTACAACCCTAAGATTGTGGCAGTTGCCGATACTAGTGGTTCAATGGGCAACGAGGGGGCCAAGGTTCTGGGGGTACTGGCATCAATTAAGCGACTGTTCCCTTCGGTGATTATCCTGGACTGCGATGTGGCAGTTACACGGTACACCAAGGGGAAGCACATCGGCGGCGGCGGAACTAGCATGACCATGGGAATTGAGGCGGCGCTAAAGATGAAGGCAGACGGGATTATTGTCATCACGGATGGTTATACCGACTGGCCTTCTAAGCCTGCGGTTCCGGTGATTGTGGCAATTACCACCAAGGAGTCTACCCCCGACTGGGCAGAGAGGCTAGAGATAGAATGAAGTGCTGGATGAGCCTGTTGTTCTGTGAATATCCCCATGAGTTAATGCTTAACTTCACAAAGTGCCACGACAGGATGGTCTGGGATATCAGAAAAGGATTTGCACACGGGGTGCGCCGTTTCTACTTGTCTCAAGGAGTCAAAGAAGAAGCTGCGAAGTGGTAATTATATGAAACATTGGATTTATCTTTTTGGATACACCAGCGCAAGGTGGTTCACTCGCTCAAAAAAGAGTACATACGTCTATGTTGATTCTTTACTGGATGAGTTTGCTATAACACCAGAGGGGGATGACCCAGGGTCTCGTGTGAGATGAAGTGCTACCTATCCGTACCGCTAATCTGGGGCATTACCATAAAGAGTTGCTTCACGGATGAACTTTAAGAAGACCAGAAATAGATTGGTTACCAAAATGAAAATCCTTATGATGTTTAACGGGGCCTATGTAACAGCGCAGGACGACTACCCAATCAATCTCTGGTCCAAGAGAGCAATGAAAGACAATGGGAATATCGCCGCCTGGGCAGGCCAAAACTGCCTCCGCACAAGTGGACTAGGAAAGCACTGGACCAACTTCCAGATATGTAAATGGTAGCCAACGTGAAGATCACAAGAATGCTTAACGGTGTTAACATGAGCCTAGTAAATGGCTACTGGGTTTCTAGTTTATCCGATAAATGTACATACAGGAAACGCATGGGATGGTGCGTTTTGGTAGCCAGTAGCGACTCGCCCTTCGCTGAACACGGAAGAGAACATGAGAGAAACTTCATTGGACCGCTAGGGTGGCGACCATGAGAATTTTCATGATGTTTAACGGTAAGAACATGAGCGGCATGAGCAGCTTCTGGGGCGGACGGTTCGGCATCTGCAAATTCTCCGAGAGGTTCAGGACTGGACCCATTGATCTGATAGTAGCAGGAGGGTACTGCGCCTTTAATCGACAGGCAGTTCGACATCTGGAAAACTTTAGGAGCGTACCCAATTGGTAGACATTCGATTCTATTTAATGCTTGACATGGTGTATGTTTACCCATTAACCTATAAGGGACGTGCATTTCTCAAGCCAGTACCTAGCGGCCCCGTCAACGAAAACATAATGATTTTGAAAGCACAGAAAGAAGGAATAACCTATGACAGACTCAACTACCCCGGCCCAACCGCCTAACTCGCTCCCCTTTAGCAATCTCCGAACCTCAGAGAAGATTGACAAAATCCTCCCGGCCTTCCTTGCCGCCTGGACTGAGATTGAGGCAGCTACCAAGGACTCCCTTAATCCACACTTTAAGAGCCATTACGCCGACCTTGCTGCCTGTATGGAAGCCATCAAGGCACCACTAGTTAAGGCTGGGTTACTAATGATGCAGCCTCCCAAAGTAGAAGGCAAGACCATCTCCGTAGAGACCGTAGTCTTCCACGCAGCCTCCTCCCAGTGGCTCTCTTCGGTCTTTACCCTTACCTCCGAAGACGGCAAGCCACAGGCCATTGGATCAGCCATTAGTTATGCTCGCCGCTACGGCCTGGGAGCTATGTTTAGCCTCTACTCAGAACTCGATGACGATGCCAATAAAGCCTCCACTCCTCCTCAGCAGACTACGCAAGCAAAGCAAGCGCCCAAGGCGGCACCTAAAGCGCCCCCCCAGCCAACTAACGGCTCTGGGCAACTCGCTCCAAATCACTCCAGTCCTGGAGTGACCGTTAAGGAGATGCGGGACTCTGTACTAGCTAAGGGAGTAAGTCGAGAAGACCTTGTGCGTTTCTACTGCGCCTACTTTGGCAAGACTGATAGCTCTGCCCTGCCACAGGCTGGAGCCGACTACGAAAAGCCACTTTCGGCGCTACTTAGCATGACTCAATCGGAACTCGCTAAGGCTTTTGCGGACCTTGCCGCCATCGAGAAAACAGGGAAGGCTTTAGCTGCAAGTGCTTAAGATTCAACCACCTATCTCCTTCGATGAGGTAACACACTCCTACATCGACCCCATAACAGGGGAGACTATCCCTTCGGTTACTACCATCCTTGGGGCAATGAGCGGAGGAGATAAGTGGTACAAGGACAACGGCAACAAAGAGCGCGGAACTGAGGTTCACTCTCTCCTAGAAGACCTAGACAACGGTCATCCAGTCTTCCCAGAGGGGGAATTTCAGGAAGCAGCCTTGGAGCACTACAGGGCCTTCCTAAAAGACTCCTCCCTTAGGCCGGTAAAGATTGAGTGGAGAGTCTATGAGGATGAACTAGGGTACGCCGGGACGCTTGACAGACTCTATGAAACACCTAGTGGAAAGTTGTACTTGGTTGACATCAAAACCGGGTCTAGTGTACCATCCTGGACACGGCTCCAGACGGCAGCTTACCTAGTAGCAGCAGTAGAGCAGGGGCGATGGGGTAATACCGGCAGAGCCTGTCTTCGGATTAATCCAGATAAGCTAAACTCTTACAAATTGATTCATTATGGCGACAACCTTACCGACATTTCAGCCTGGAGAGGGGTACTAAATGATTTCAGAGCGAGATCGTGAGGTCTGGGAGTGGTTCTGTCAGGGCGTTCCTCCCAAGGAAATTATGGAGCGATTTGGTATTACCACCTACGAGTGGAGAGCCATTAGGCTCAAGCTCTCAGGGGAGGCTTACCGTGGCACGCTGAGAGGGCCATCGCAGAAGCTATGGGCATACGTCAGGCAGTTACGAAAAGATGTCAATGACCTAAGGGATGACTTCCTGAAATTCCACCGTGCCTTCGTTGTTCAACGGAATCTCAAGCCAGGGAAGCGGATTAAGAAGTGGGGCGACAAGTCAATCCCCAAGGTCTCAGGAACTACTAGAACTTATGGCCCAAAGATTAATCCTTGGGCAGAAATTAAGACAGGAGAAGAAGATGTTTCAAATTGAGCAGCCAGACACAACCTCGGCCAAGGCCGAACTATCTAAGATTGAACGATCAGCCATTGAGGTGGTAGACCAAGCCACACACGACTACTCTATCGGACAAATCAAGGCGGCAGATACCTTCATCAAGGGAATCAATGAGCTTTTCCGCAAGACAGAAGAGTTAATCAAGGCGGCAGCAGCTTCCTTTAAGGCCGAGAAAGAAGCCATTACTGGACCAGCTACTCGATTCATTGCCGAGCAGCGCAAGAGGTGCCTGGACTGGCAGTTAGCCGAAGAGGCTCGGATCAAGGCGCTAAAAGCAGCGGAGGTAGCGGCCAAGAATGACCCCTTTGAGGATCGTGCTATCTTGGCTATCACTGATAAGGCTAGTACTGCGGCAGGGACTCGCTTTAAGCCATGGGCAATTACGGTAGTCAATCCTGACCGGCTATGGGAGGCAGCAATGAAGGATGCCCGGTACCGAGAGTACTGGATTCCAGACGAGAAGGCTCTTACGGCCAAGGCTAGGGCCATGGGTGAGATGTTTAATGTCCCAGGAGTAGAGGCGTACCGAGAAAAGACGCTTCATTTGGGGCGATGAATCTTAGCCTAATGTATGGCCCGGCTTATTCTGTCGTAATAAAAGAAGGAGGATCAATTGGACAAACTTACGCAACTACATATACCAACTTAAATTCTCCAAATTCTGGCTGGCTATTCGCAATCTGGTACTTCGCCAACAATGCTTCGCAGGTAACTAAATTTTACCCTAAGCCATATAAACCCTCCCTCTGGGATTGTCAAGTTACTAAAAAGGAAACAAGAATGAACATTCAACACAAGCACCTCAACGGACTAGGTAGTCTTATCCCCCTAGACGGCGGGACTCTCTACGCCACCTTCGGTCTCCAGGTAATGCCCTGGACGGATGGAAAGAAGCCGCAACTGCGGCAAGTAATTACCTGCCAACTCTTTGACCTAGAATCAGGCAAGGCACACGCCGGAGTGACGATCTACAACCCGGCGGATAACTGGGACACGGTTAAGGGGATGAAGGCTGCTTTTGCCGACGCCCTAGAGGATGCTAGCTTCACGGTGGATATCCGAGAAGCACTATGGGCTGAGATCCTGCCGTACATCCTAGGCAAGTAGCCATGACGATCCGGCCATACCAGCAAGAAGGACTGTTATCCATCCGCGACAACTATGCCCAGGGCAATAGACGCCTACTGTGCGTAGCTGCCACGGGGATGGGTAAGACCGTAATCTTCTCGGAGATTCCCAACCACCTTAAGACCAAGGGGCGGCAGGTTGTAGTAGTTAATCGCGAGGAGTTGGTTTGGCAGACCGTCCATAAGGCCCAGGCAGCTAATCCTCACGCCAAGATCGGAGTAGAGAAAGCTGGATTACGCCATGATGTCAGTGATGATATCATCGTAGTCTCCCTCCAGACCGTCTCTAGCACCAGGACGGCAGAGGATGGAACCCCAGAGTTCAATAAGCGACTCCTGACCATCAATCCAGAGACGGTTAGTGTAGTAATTGCCGATGAGGCCCATAGATTCATAGCGGCAGGCCCGATTAATCTATGCAAGCACTTCAGGGTCTACAAGAATGAACCCGAGTACAATGACCCAGAAAAGCTATTAGTCGGCTTCACGGCTACGCCCAGGAGGGCAGACAATAAGGGACTAGATCTGCTTTTCGATAAAATTGCCTTCAATTACGATCTGCGCTGGGGCATTGAAAATAAATGGCTTTGCGACATTGAAGCCTACCGAGTCAATACTCATGTAGACATCTCCAGTGTTGGTAGTCTGGGTGGAGATTTTAAGCCAGAAGATCTCGCCAGGACCATCAATATCCCTGAGCGCAATCGCCTAATTGCCGAGAAGTACATTGAGATAGCCCCCAAGAAGAAAGCTATCTTCTTCTGTGCTAATGTCCAGCACGCTCACGACCTAGCTCTAACTCTCAATGAACACGGAGTTGTATCCAAGGCTCTATCTGGGAAGACCCCTGCGGCAGAACGCAAGGAGGCCCTAGCGGCCCACCGTAGAGGAGACATCCAGGCCCTAACTAGTGCCATGCTGTTCGTAGAGGGTTATGACGATCCATCTATCGAGGTAATTGGTATGGCTAGGGACACCAGGAGCGGCACTGTGTACACCCAATCCATTGGCCGAGGAGTACGTCCTAATCCCTCCCCGGAGGAAGAAGCGGCCCTAATTGCGGCAGGTACTCCTCCCTTAAACAAGAAGGATAAGTGCATCGTAATTGACTTTGTAGACGTCTGTTCTAAGCACTCCCTAATCTCGGCTCCTACGCTCTTTGGCATGAGCCCAAAGATGGACCTAAATGGGAAGAAGATCGTAGAGACGCTTCATGACATTGAGAATCAATTAGCTAAAATCCCGGCCAACAAGAAGGCACTCGTTAAGCTAGAGCAAATTGACTCACTTGCCAAACTTAGCGGCCTAATCGAGAAAATTGACCTAATTTCACCCCCACAAAAGGCTACCGCAGTCAAGGGAATTAGCGACCTAGACTGGCTCCAGGAAGACAATCGGCTGCGCCTAGGTACGCTTAACGCCTCCTACACCATCCAAGAGAACACCCTGGGCAACTTTGATGTAAGGCGATTAAGCAAGGGAACCATCACTTTTGAGGGGTCTTATCCTTCACTCAAGGAAGCCGTACTGCAGACCGAGAAGAACCTCTCAGAGGCCGAGTACGGTTTTACCAAGGCGACTTCTACCTGGAAGTCGAAGCCTCCGACTAATCCACAGATGGATTTGCTGTGGGCTCTTGACAAAAAAGCAAGACAAATGTTTCCAAAAAAGCAGGACTACTTTGGACACATTATGTCAAACTATACACAAGGACAAGTATCAGACATGATTGGAGCACTTAAGGCGCGATGAAAACCTGTAGACTCTGTGGTGCCGACTTCATCTTAACCAAAAATAAGCCAGGACTTATTACCGACTGCCCTGACTGCGCCAAGGAAGTACCTCTTCTAATCGCCGAGCAAGGCCGTGGGGACGATGGGACAGTAGAGAGCGTCTCTACTAACGAGACTGTTCGCCGATACATGTCCAACCGAAACGGCTGGAAGGCTGGCCATAACGGACTAAGGGTTGACAATAAGGTTGCAGGCAAGGATAATGATTCAGAAAGGTACTACCTAAAGCCAAAGCGAGGGCCAAACCACGCACTAGCCCAAGCCACAGGAACCGCCTAACCGGAGTTAAGAATGAACAAACTTAAAGAATCCTTAAAGATCGCTCTGCTCGTAACCCTACTGGCCACGGCTGTCTATTTCTATCCGGTTATCAAACCCCTGCGAGAAACCATCCTTGGACTAACCGACTGCAAGGGTAACGCCACCTGCTTCACCTCTCGGTGGGATGCCATCTCTGGATCGATAAACACGGCCACTGGGGCAATTGCCAAGGCGGCACCTAAGATTGCCCAGGCAGCCGAGAAGACCTCTACTAACTCCTCGGTAGCTTCAGAGGAGACGGCCAAGGCTGCAAAAGAGGCGGCTAATCTCATCTCGGACGCCGATAAGACTATCCAGCAAATCACTCCAGTCCTGGACTCATTAAACAATGTTATCAATGACATAGATAAAAACTTGGTAACCATTAGCGCGTCCGCTAACGAACTCCTTAAGTCTGGCACGGTAGCCACTCTTTCAAGTGCCGATGTGTTTGCCAAATTGGGTGCCCTGGCCGATACAGCCAATGAGCAATTAGCCTCACTAGACCTGGGAGCGGCGAATAAGACCATCTCTGACCTGGATGCCCTAATTGCCTCCGATGACGTCAAGATGGCACTGGGGAGCGTGGCGGATAGCGCAGGATCTCTGTCAGAGGTAGCCAAGACGCTTGATTTGGCCACAAGAGACTACCGCAAGAAGGTTGGGCAGGTTAAGTTTATCATCAGTCAGTTAGTTGAACTGTCGAAGCACGGGATCCCGCTACTGGGGAACCTAATCAAATGACATCTGCGAGACTGGCCGTTTCTATTGGGAGGTTCAGGACTCCAAGATTTACCGGATCAAAAAACTACAAGATTCCATCCATTGCTCCGCTTGACCTTCATAAGATTTCCTTGAAGCATTTGTGCCTTTTCTTTTATGAGAGGGTAGGCTTTCTCAATAACCCGACGCCTGCATCCCTGAGATGCCATGGTAGGCCGGTTGACAAAATGGTAGGAGTTGTTGGATGGGCTTATCTACGGCGGTAAAGACAGCGATGCCAGGAGTTGATTATAGTGACTCTGGGTTGAATGACTACTCGTGCGCCTACTGGTCATGGCTAGTTTATCAAGAAGTAACAGTTAGCGGTGGTGTTGTTTGGTATCCACGCAGGTTCTCTAAATGACTACGGCTGTAAAGACAGCGACAATGGCAATTCGTTCCGCAGAGTTAGGACGAATTTCCTTCTCGTGCGTTTCATGGCTTATCTATAAAAAGACAACAGCTATCGGAGTAGTTGTACGCTATCCAGGCAGGGCTGCATGACTACCGCAACTAGGGCGGCAGGGATGACCATAGGTAGCGTAGCACTTATGACCTATCAATGTTTCAGGGTCTATTCAGATAGTCTATCTTGGCTTATTTATGGCAAGAAGGTAGCAACCAGTCCGAGTCCAATGAACTATCTAACTTTCCCTGCCAGGAGAAATAAATGAGTAAAATCTACTGCGAAGACTGTAAGTATTTCAGGCCGTACAGAGCGTTCGGCAATCCGGCTATCATTGACGCAAGGTGCGGCTACCCAGAAGAGAGTCCGATTTGCAGGGCCGGGGCAGTCCCGGAGCGAAAATCCTGCACCGACTCAGACAGGAATTCCAACTACGATTGCAAGCACTACTCAAGAATAGAACCGAAAGATCCAACACTTAAAGAGTTAGCAAAAACAATTGACCGCATCATGGGACGTATAAAATGAGATTTGCTTACATGTTCGGTCCCACCACGGAGTGGCTTAACGGGGAGTCTATTAACTGGCGATTCAGGTTTATGCACAAATGCCTGCTGTGGTCACACCATCTATGGCCAGCTAACGGAGATATGTCTTTTGATATCATTATTTCCCATAACTCTAAGCACATGTACGCAGATCAGGCTAGCGACAGGTTTAACTAATGAGATTCTCTTACATGTTTGGATTAAACACATCCGGCCTAAATGGCGAAAGGCTGGTAAATACTCTTTCCCATCGCCTAACACGCAGACATAGCGGGTGGATCTTCTATACTGCCGCCGAGAGGCGTAGGTCTACCTCCAAGACCTCGCAATTTCGCTTTACCGACGACGCTAGTAGTAGATTTTAACAAGGAGTCAAGAATGAACATCCCAACACCTAAGAATAAGAACTACTGTGCCACGGTAGTGGCTCTACAAGACATCTATTCCCTAGAGGGTATGGACAATGCCCGTGGGGCGAGAGTCTTCGGCAATCAGGTAATCGTCTCGAAGTCATCCCAGATAGGAGACATTGGCCTATTCTTCCCGGTAGAGACAGCCCTGGACGAAGAATTCCTGATTCAGAACGGTCTTCTTCGGGAGAAGTACGGCAAAGACGACCAGCCTCCCCAGAAAGGCTTCTTTGACCCATCCGGCAGGGTTAAGGCCATTAAGATGAGAGGCCACAAGTCAGAAGGTTTCTGGTGTCCCATCTCCTTCCTGGGCTACCTCGGGGACTACAATATCCCAGTCTTGACCGACCTGGATGAAATTGACGATCATATCATCTGCCGGAAGTACGTAGCCAAACGTAACCCGACGTCTCTGCGCCAGCACCAGCCGAGAGCGGCAAGAGCAGAGGATCGAATCCTAGAGGGACAGTTCCGCTTCCACTACGACACGGCTAATCTGCGCCGCAACGCCCACGTATTAACCCCAAATAAAGAGGTGATTATCACCGAGAAGCTGCACGGCACCTCTATCTGCTTTGGGAAGCTATTAACGGAACGTCCTCTGAAGTGGACCGAGAGACTGGCTAAGCGGCTTGGTATCAAGGTTGACGATAAGACTTATGAGTTAGTCTGGTCTAGCCGTAGGGTTATCAAGGGCGTCGGTGAACCAATGGGGAACAAGCAACACTTCTACAAGACGGACCTATGGGGAGAAGTAGCCCGAGAGGAAGGTCCAAAGATTCCTGACTCATACACCATCTACGGCGAGATCGTTGGTTACACGCCAGACGGCGCTGAGATTCAGAAGTGCTACACCTACGGATGTCTACCGGGGAAGCACAAGCTATTTGTCTATCGAGTTACATCAACTGGCCTAGACGGCAGCGTTATTGAGCTTACCTGGGGTCAAATGACAGAGTTCTGCGAGCGACACGGACTAGAAACGGTGCCTTTTAGGTCCAAGGGAAGGGTCTCTAGAATTACTGGGCTTGAAAGTGCCACCGGAGATCAGTACGTAGAGGCGCTGGAGCATATGTTTGTCGGAGGAGACTGCCGCTACAACCCAGGTATACCAGCAGAGGGAGTAGTTGTACGGATCGATCACTTGCACACTTCAGAGGCGTATAAAATCAAGAATTTTGATTTTTTGTTACTAGAGTCAAAACAGGCAGACAAGGGCGTGGTTGATATCGAGTCCGAGGAGTCGGTTGACGCCGGATCAGGTGAAGTGCTCTAAGTATAGACTCATCTCAGAGGAGGTTGCATCAGAGATGATCAGCATGCTATTCTGGCTTGACTTAATGACCGGGAAAGACTTGAGCAGTTTTAATCGGATAAATGCCTACCAGTGTCAACATTGCAACTTCTGGCACGTAGGTCACCAGCCGAAAGAGAAGAACATTAAGAAAGCAGCCAGTAGAAGAGAGATTAGAATGATTAAGAAGGAGTATCCTTATGGCTAAATGGATTAAGGCTTCAGACGAGCTTCCGCCGACAGGAAAAGTTGTTTTAACCAGACTGCTTGATTCTTTTGGGTCCAGAAATGAAGACTTTGTAATAAATGTCTAAAGGAGAAAGAGGCTATATGTTTTTCTATCAATAGGCGCGGAATGAAATATGAGTACATGCTTTCTACTTGCAACCAGTGCCGGTATAAGATGACTACTGACAGGTACAAAGAGAGTCTTCTAGGAAGGATACTCTTTAACCTTAAGACAAAAAGAAACAGATGCAGGCAGATGGATATACCTATTAATATTTCAGAAGACTTCATATCCTGCCTACTAAGCAAACAACAGGGAAGATGCTTCTATTCTGATGCTGAATTATCTACTGACCCATCCAGTCGTGACAAGATTCCATCTCTTGATAGGATAATACCAACCCTTGGATATACGGAGGACAATGTAGTTATTTGTTCAAAAAGAATGAACACCATAAAAAGCAATCTCTCTCTTGTAGAAATAAAAAGAATGATGCCTCCTATATACAAGAAATTAATAGAGCACTTAAGAACCGTAAATCCGACAGAGAAGACACTACTTGCATGGAGAGATCTTGGGATACTTGACGATCTTCAGGTAGGTACAGGAGAGGAGTTCTAGATGAAAATATTCATGATTGCAGTATTTGTGCTGATTATACTTGAAAAGCGTTTCCATCGGTGGTACTTCTAAAATGATAAGCGCAACCGTAATCGCCGATAGCATCCACAATGATAACCGTCTGACCACCGTACAGGTGTGCTTCCACCGCTTTATCCTACCGCACGTCCTGACCCACCGAGCCTTTAGTAGGAATGGCCGATCCGATAGGGCTGTGCCTACGGAGAAGCTAATCGAAGAGGTCTTAACCGATCCCGCTATCCCCATCTCTTGGGGGTCAAACAAGCCAGGGATGCAAGCTGGCAAGAAGCTAGGCAAAAAAATCTCTGAGCGATGCAAAGAAGAGTGGAGGTTTGCTTCTGAAGATGCCACCTATAGGGCCGTTGATCTACTAAACAAGGGGGTCCACAAAGAAGTTGTTAATCGCCTCCTAGATCCGTTCCTGTGGCAGCACATGCTCATTAGTTCTACCGAGTGGGATAACTTCTTCGAGCAACGCATCTCGCCATTAGCCCAACCAGAAACCAAGGCCTTAGCCTCGGCAATTAAGAAGGCCATTAGGGAGTCTAAGCCAAAGAGGTTAGGGTTCAACGAGTGGCACACTCCTTATGTCACCGCCAAGGAAGAACCAGACGTAGAAATACGTAAAATGGTCTCGGTAGCTCGCTGTGCCAGGGTAAGCTATAAGCCATTCGACTCAAAGAAGAAAGACATAGCAAAAGACTTAGAGCTTTACAATAAGCTGCGCGATGCCAAGCCTCCCCACTGGTCCCCATTTGAACACGTAGCGACCCCCTCCTTGTTCGCGCCGCGTGGAAATTTCACCGGATGGGAGCAGGAAAGGGGACTCTTGAGTTAGACTAAGTTATGAGCGCAGCTAAGCGGCAGTCAAATGAAGTAGGCTACTCCAACCTCCTGAGTCGATCCAAGGAACTCCTTATTGGCCAGGATGCGGCCCTAGAGCGAATCGTCCCGTACATTGAGGTATATCAGGCTCAACTGTGCCCTAGTACCCGCCCAGTGGGGGTATTCCTTCTCCTAGGGAAGACTGGCTGCGGCAAGACCAAGACTGCCGAGGTCCTGGCGGAGTGCCTCCATGGATCCTCCACTAGCCTAACCCGGATTGACTGTGGAGAGATGAGAAATGAGCACGAGGTTGCTAGGGTTTTAGGCAGCCCCGCAGGATACTTAGGCCACCGCGAAACTCCCTCACTGCTGTCTGCCAAGACGATCAACGAGACACGGTCAGGACATTCTTCTCTGGCGATTATCGTTTTCGATGAAATCGAGAAGGCTGCCACCTCCCTTCAAAACGTGCTACTTGGCGTCTTTGATAAAGCCCAGTTAACGCTGGGCGATGCCAGCAAGGTTCCTTTTAAGGACACCATAATCTTCCTAACCTCTAATCTGGGGGCCAAGGAGCTAAAGCAGGCTAGTGACCCCAGTTTCGGGTTCTCTGCCTACTCTAAGCCAACTACCTCTGCAGGAATGGGCAATGTCGGCACAGGAGCCGCCAAGAAGACCCTACTGCCAGAGTTCATTAATCGACTGGATGAAATTATTACCTACAATGACCTCTCCAGGGACAACCTTGGGATGATTGTAGAGAACGAAATTCAGGCCGTACAAGACCTTGTAATGACTAACCATGAGGATCGGGCCTGGGAGATTAGTTACGATCAGGAAGTTGTTGATTATCTTATAGATAACGGATTCAGCAAAGAGTACGGCGCTAGGCCGATTAAGCGACTTATCCACCAGTCCATCACGCTTCCCATGGCCCGACTAGTAAACGCAGGCAAGTTATCCAAGAAGAAGCAGGCATACATCTCGGTTCAGGGCGGCAAGTTACTGATGTCAGTTGACAATCCGTGAATCGGTGGCTATAATCAAGACTTAATGGTTAAGTTATTCAAACTACTTAGGAAATTCCTGTCTAAAATCACTCCAGGACTGGAGCGACAGGAAACCTACTACCACCACATCCCCTACGAAGGAACAGATCATGATTAAGAAAACACTACTCGCCCTAGCGACTACCATGGGCCTTTTCGCCCAATCCTACAGCTTTACCGTAACTCCTAACCAAATTACGGCACAGGTCGATAAATTTGGTGGCCTACAGACAATCCAGACACCCATCTCGGTCACCAATCAGACCACTGGGATTAAGGTCTTCCAAATCCAAGTCGGCAGCGTTACCGATAACACCGGATCATTTACCAACTCAGCCTTTGGCACCAACACTATCTTCGGCCCTAATAGCCTAACCACTCGATCAATCCCGCTGAATACCAGTCAGACCGCCAGTGTGTACATTACCGTGGATCCATCTAAGCTCGACATTAGCAGTTACGTGGTCCCCATCGGAATCCTGGATCAGGGCACTGGGTTAACTGTTAGTAGCTTTGTTTTTCTACAGGTTACAGACAATCGATCATACAATCTTCCAATTAGTGGCTCAGTTGCCATCCCGCACATCGCCACAGGGAAGCAGTGGGTAACTACCCTGCAGTTCATCAACCCCTCCCAGGTTCCGTCTACGTCTCTGGTGCAGTTTTATGACCCCCAGGGCCGCCAACTTACCGTTAAGCTAGCCGATGGAAGAACAGGAAGCTCGTTCTACGCCAACACTTTCGGTAATGGAACTAACTCAATTGTTATCAGCGACTTGTCTAATCAGAACACAGTGGTTGGCACGGCGCTTGTTTTGCCATTTATAGGTCCGCCTGTGAGCGTACAGGCTTTCTACTTCAATCAGAACGGCACCGGTAGCAAGGTTTCGTCCATTGGAGGAAGTACGGCACTGTCCGATAATCTATCTATCTTCTATGACTCCACTGGAGGGGCTACGACTGGGTTTGCCATTAGTAACTCGCTCAATTACGATCAGTCTGTCCTGATGACATACTTTGACGAGAATGGCAATCAAATCGGCTTCTATAATGTAACCATCCCTGCCATGGGGCAGTACTTGGCTAGCTTTACGCTGCAGGCCGCCGTAGGTCATCAAGGGCTGATCAAGGTCAAGGGGCAGCAGAGAGGGTTGTCAGGGATGGCGCTTAGATTTAATCCAGACCTTTCTTTTGTTGCAGTTAGCGTAGTTCAGTAGAGTTGTCCCTATAGCTCAATCGGATAGAGCACCGCCCTTCTAAGACGGGAATTCAGGTTCGATTCCTGATGGGGATACCAGTGCGCCAGTCGTTCAAATGGATAGGACACATCACTCCTAAGGATGGAATCTAGGTTCGAAGCCTAGCTAGCGTACCAATTTTGACACAGTTTAGCCCTTGGGTTTGTGCCCTGGGGCTTTTGTGTTATTATCCCCAAGAGGAACCAGAATGCTACACAAACTAGGATCAGACCTAACCACACAAGCCCGTAAAATCACCACTACGACCGTTAGATCGCCCTCTGGCGAATCGGTAGCCGTTAGTACGCTGTACATCGGCGGGACTACCGAGGAGACGGCAGAGTACGTCTTTATCCTTCAGGAGGACCGCATCAGTGTCCTAAAGGCCAGGGATCTAAAGACGGGGGAGTACAGCAACCATGGGAGATAATCAGATGTGGTTTGAGCAAACCTTTGCCGACTGTATGATTGCCTGCCAGGGGAATAGGGGAGATGCGCTAGTACTCTCTTGGCTAAGAAAGAACCTACCAGGAGGTAGCGGGAATGTACGCAGGACGGAGGCTTCCAGCGCCTTATTTGGGGTATCAACTGAGGCAATCAGGAACTCCATTAACAGCCTAGAAAAACGTGGCCTAATCCACAAGACCTGCAAGAATGGGGCCCCACTGTTTGTGACAATCCTTCCAATCATGGAGGAGATATCTAAAGAAGTAGATAGACAAATAGGCAACGGAAAGGTCAATTGGAACGCACTACAAGTCACCGCCAATAACATCCTATTAACTCAAACCGTGGTCAATTCAACACGGTCAACCGTGGTCAATTCAACACGCCACCGTGTGGAAATCAACACGCCACCGTGTGGAAATCAACACGCTACCGTGGTCAATTCAACACGCATAGAAGAACGAAGAACAAAGAAGAACTTAGAAGAACCATTAACCTTCGTTAATAATGTAGAAAAGTTAATAAAGGTAGCAGGCCATGGGCAAGGGAGCTTGATAGCGGATCAAGATTGTGGATTAGGATCTGAGGTTGATAACGGAGGTGAAGTTGGGTATGATGACTCTATGGGCTTGACTACCTCCCGAAGAATTGCCAGACTACTGGTCTCGGTTCCAGAATCTAAGAAAGCTACTAGCCTTCTAGGGAAGAGTGATAAGTCTATCGATGGTCTAATTCTTGACGCCGTCTCTAACTTGGAAAGACAGTACGAAGTAGAAGTTATTACCTCGGCGGCCTCGGCGGCCATCAAGGATACCCTCTCTAGCGGAATTAAGGTCGATCCTAGGGGGATTGTTAGGTCGATTCCTGACTACATCTCCCTGGCCGACCAAATCGCTCCAGTCCTGGAGTGCGAAAACGAGCCAGAAACGAGCAATAGCGAATCTCACGCGGTTACGGACGTCCAAGGGCAGCAAATCGAGCCAGCGTCGTCCCAGGCCGCAAAAAACACTACTCCAGTGTCTGCTAGTCAGTTTGTAGACGCAGAAGGCAACCTAACCCCGAGGATGAGGAAGATTAAGACCCGGAAAGGGATGCTTCGTGATGAGCTTTCACAACACTACCGCAGGACCGGGCAGTTAGATCTGGCAGAGATGGTCAGAAAGCACTACGTCGATAGTTTTAGGCTCTCAGAATTCCTTCCGGTTCTCAAGGCGGCCAAAGCGGTGGATAAGTGGATTACGTTTGATGACTTTGAGTTCTATGATGGGATCACACCAGCCGAGGACGAGTTCTTTTACTCGGAAGATTCACGAAAGTACGTAGAGGAGGCGAGAAAGAATGGCTAAGTTAGTCTTAAATGCTTTGAAATGTAAGGCTTGCGGAGATGTAATTGTCTCGAAACACCGGCACGACTTCGTTCGGTGCTCATGTGGTAAGATCTTTGTCGATGGTGGCCTGTCTTACCAGCGTTGTGGTGGAGACTTGAGTCTGATCGATGACGTTAGTGAGTGGGAAGACGAGGAGGGCAATCCGACTAATGGAGAAGGAACCTGTGGTTAATGTTGTAGGTAGGATTAGTTTCTCTAATTTGGTTAGTGCCGCCAACAGTGCCAACCAGGATAGAGCGCACCTGTCTGGAATTTCTAGTACGCGCCCAGGGAGCGCGGTTATCCGCCGCCTAAGGGATGTTTTACTGGCTGGACATAACCGCGAATGGACTGATCTGGATCCTGGAACTGACTCTCTTAATGCGCTTCTGGCGGCCCGTGCTAAGGCACTTGAGATTATTGAAAGAGAGTTGTTGAATGACTGATTACGAAAAGAAACTAGACACGACAATCTTGGCTTTGTTGGTGGTTCTAGTACTGGCCTTCTTTGCTCCGTTTGTGTACGATTCTCATCGGATTAAGGAATACTACCTAGAGGAGCATGGTGACTTAGTCTGTATCAGGAACGACATCTCATGGGCTGGAGATACTAACGCCATTTGCCTGCAGGATAAAGTCCAGGCGGTTCAGTTGTTTGGCGCACTACAGAACTACATGGATCAAAAGAATCACCCATCTACGCTTAAGTCCAACACTCCTCAATGATTCCTCTTCTTGGCTCCTTAACCGATCAGCTTCAGAACCAGTTTGTTTCTGGCGGCCTAATTGTCATGGCTGCCGGTGCCGTAATGGCCCTAGCACGCAAGATCCCATCGGAGATTTTCTATTGGCTGGTCCGTAGAATCAGTGTTGATATCCACGTCAGAAACTCAGACCCGCTGTTTGATAGTCTATCCCTGTGGATGTCGAAGTTGGAATACTCTAGCCGTTCTAGGCGGCTTGAGGCTACCACTGTGGATAACTTCGGGAACTCCAGGACTGGAGTGACTTCAATCATTGACGCTATCCCTGATCATGACCCTGCTGCGAAAGAGCCACCAACTGTTATTTTCTCTCCATCTATAGGAATTCATTGGGTTTATGTCAACGGACAAGTAATCAGAATTGACCGCCATAAAGACGAAATGGGCTCCGCCTCTAAGGTCTCTGGCGGTGGAAGGATGCTTGAGACTATCTCTGTTAAAGTCTTTACTCGTTCCACCGAGAAGGCTAAGCAGATCATCCGAGATGCCTCCATGGCTTCTTTCAAGGTTCGCTCTAGCATCAAAATCTATAACTCGGTCTACGGGAACTGGAGATCCTACAAGGAAGTCAGCCCTAGGGCCATGGATAGCGTAATTCTTCCCCAGGGAGAAAAGGATGCCCTCCTGGAAGACGCCAAGAAGTTTATTAACTCCAGCGAGTGGTATAAGCAACTAGGTATCCCATGGCACCGTGGGTACCTCTTCCATGGGGTGGCTGGCTCCGGCAAAAGCAGCCTGATTGCGGCATTGGCTGGTGAGCTTAAGATGGACATGTACGTCCTGAGCCTAGGAAGCAGTGGCATGGATGACGACCGCCTGGAGTACCTCTTTAGCGAGATTCGCAAGGGGTCAATTATCCTAATCGAAGACGCAGACTGTGTAGCCCCTGACCGGGAATTATCCCCAGAGCGCAAGGGTGTTTCGCTATCTGCGCTTCTTAACTGCTTAGATGGCATGGGGTCCATTGAGGGCACCTTGCTATTTATGACTACTAATCGCATTGATAAGCTGGATCCGGCCCTCATCCGCCCTGGCCGCATCGACTATCGCCTTGAGTTTAAGCCTGCTAACCTGTTGCAATTAACAGAGTTATGGTTCAGAATCAATAACGGAAGCAAGATGGTTGATTCGGATTACCTGCAGGACTGCTGCGGCAAGTCGATGGCTGAGGCGCAGCGGTACTTAATTGAGAGGCTGTAATGGTCGATATTGACCTAATCAAGTCAAACATCGTTCTTTCCCAGTTAGTCTCACAGCAGGTCTCACTGAGGAGAACTAGCAACAAAGACCGATGGGTTGGGCTGTGTCCGTTTCACCAGGAGAAGAACCCCAGTTTCTGTGTAGATGACTCCTGGGGACGGTACAAGTGCTATAGTTGCAACGCCAAGGGAGATTGTATTACCTACCTCCAGGGGATTATGGGGGTTAGCTTTAGCGAGGCGCTGAAGCAGGCTGCCGTGATTGCTGGGGTTAGTACAGACTTCATGACTCCATCCCAGAGGGAGGTCTATGAGGCGCGTAGTAAGCGGCTGGCGGTGGAGAGGAAGGCTGTTAGGGCGTGGAAGAAGGAACTGAGGGAGAACTTGGTGATCTATACTAATGCCCAGTGGAAGATTTACCGTGTCGCCTGTCGGCAGTTGATGGAGACCTTTACCGAGGAGTTGGAGTCTCAGGCCATGTTGGCTTATACTGAAGCTACCCGTAGAGAGGCTGCCATGGATCAACTCGATGAAATCAATGACAAGGAACTGACCGAGTACTTCAGGACGAGGAAGTCCTGGGAGGGACTGAAGAACCCTGCATGGTGCCTCAAGGGACACCGCCTAGAAATGGTTAGTAGGCTAAAGGGGGCGAGTGCATGAAGGTGTGGAATTATCTTCTGCCGTCCTTATACAAGAATCGTTATGCCTCGTACTGCAGATTCGATTCCAAGTTGGTTAGGCGTAATTTATTAAAGGATGGATCGATGACTAGCTTTGCGTCTGATCCTACTGCTGTTTTACATAGAAGCAAAATGTGTTTCTTGGCTTGTTACGATTTCCCGGTAAGGGGATAGACGCATGAAATCATGGCTAATGATAACTCCTTCGTTTCATGCATCTACCTACTATTCTCCCCTGAATTATGTTGGTATGTTTAAGCTCCTGCGAGATTTTGGTTTCACTAGTAGCACTTGTTGTGCAAGTCTCCGCATGTCATTTTACAGAACGCTTGATTCAGACATCACTGGAGCTACGGTGATTACTGGATTATTACGCTTGGTGAAGCGATGAAATCTTGGCTTACACTGGATCCGTCGTTCAATCGAACACTCTATTGTCAGACAATTCCGCACGTGCGGCAGTCTTATGTTAATGGCAATATCCTTGGTGTTTTAGGGTGTTTTATGGCGGGAATAAGAATGCTACCAATATCCTACTCTAGGATACCGATGCTTGAATCTTCCATTAATCAAGGAGACTTCCCTAAGACTAAGTTGCTGATGCTAGTACGCCGATGAAGTGCTGGATGACGCTGTGCCCATCTGTGTTTCGCTCACAATACTGGTCGGCAGCTAAGTTTAACAGTAGTCTGGTTAATGGCCTAGGTGGTCGTGGTTGCTCTGTTATTCTTGATGGCTTGCAGGCTAGGCTTGATCAGATTACGATTTATGGAATGTCCACCAGGGTGACGCGATGAGGCCATGGATGATGCTGGCAGCCTCGGCGACTAGTTGGAAATACTTGTCTAGTTGTAGGCTTAACGCTAACAAGGTTTCTGGTCTTGGAGTTGTCAACTGCTGTTGCGACGACATTACGGAAGGCGCAAGTTTTGCTAGATATAGCCAATTGGATATTAAAGAGAATTATGACTTTGTTATGGGCTTGTTTTAACCCTAGGTGGAGTCTCACTTTTATGGGTCCCCACCTCACTAAACTCTGCTACGCTAAGTATCTGATAACAAAGGCTCCATATATCCAGAGGTACAAGCCATGACCAATCTTTTGTGGGCATGTTTAAATCCACGGTGGCGTAACCTAGGAGCCAGTGGCGGGTTCGGCGGTTGGAGTGGGGCTAGTCAAGGTAGAAAGGTTATGACTACGCTGTGTGGAGAAAGCGACTTTCTACGGCTAAAGTCGCCTCCTTACGTTGCGAGGTTTAATGAGTACTTATGACACTCTACGACGAACAAAAAGCCTACGAATCAGTCAACACCACAGCACTGGAGTACCTGTCTGGGCGAGGAATTACTGCCTCCACGGCCAAGGAGTTTGGGGTCGGGTTCTGTGAAACTACTGGACCTTTTAGTGGCAGGCTTACGATCCCCTGCTATAGCGTCGATGGAGACTTGACCGGCTTTGGTGCCAGGACCCTTGGCGACGACAAGCCAAAGTGGATAAACTCATCAGAATCACAAATTTACAGGAAATCACGGCAACTTTACGCACTAGATAAGTCTAGGGACTACATCCTGAAGTCAGGGGTAGCTATTGCCTGCGAGGGCTATTTTGATGTTATGGCCCTATGGCAGGCAGGGATTAGGAATGTGGTAGCGACCTGCGGAACATCTTTCTCAAAGCATCAATTAAGATTGCTTAAGAGATTCAGTGAGCGAGTTATTGTCTGCTACGATGGGGATAACGCCGGTGTAATCGCTGCCCAACGCGCCGTAGAGGGCTTAACTGAAGAGAAACACCCCATTAGTTACGTCAGGCTGCCTGTAGGGATCGATCCAGATGACTTTGTGCGCCAAAGAGGGAAGGATGAATTTCTTAAGTTAGTCAATGCCTAAGAAGAGAGCAATTGAGGCTGATACTATTGAATCCCTCGGCGATGGATCAGTACGCACATCCTCTAAACCGTTAGAAAATAAGCTCATTGCAGCCTGCTTTCGGCGTCCATCATGCCTTCAGACCGTAACCTCTAATCTTCAGGCTGAATCCTTCTCGGATCCACGCCTGAGCGTCTTCTACGGCCTAATTGAGAAGGCCCACAAGGAGGGACGATTCCCCGACAAAGACGTAATCCTGGCTAACGCTAAACGATCAAGCAATCTGGAGATTGAGCCGGAAGACTACGATGAGGCGCTTCATAATGTCCTAAGGGAGCAAGACGAGGGATTAGACGTCGAGGCGGCGTGCCATACCATCCACGACCTGCACGTAATTCGGCAGATTCTGGGATTCGCCAAGAGAATCGATTCCTCTATCTCTGAGGGAAAGAGTAGTGACGAGTTAATCGGCCAAGCCGAAGAGGCTATTAAGCGGCTATCTGGTACGGCGATCAAGAACGATACCCTCTTTGATATCGACCAAATGGTCTCAAGGGCTGGGACAATTGAGTCCATCCTTAGCCCTGAGAATTCCGGGGTAAAGAGCCCCACTCCAGAGCTAAACGAGCTTGTAGCCAGCTTCGGAGAGGGGCAGTTAATTTGCATCGGCGCTCGTCCTGGAGGTGGTAAGACTGCCTACCTTATTCAGTGTGCCTTTAAGGCTGCAGAGACCATCCCGGTATCGTTCTTTTCTCATGAGATGGAGGCTTGGGATATTTGGAGAAGAATCCTCTGTCAGCAGGGGCTAGTAAGATCACACGACATCCAACACAACACGGTTTCTCCTACCGAGATGGAGAAAATTAAGCAGTACATTAAGATGTCAGCCCCCAGGAACTTGCGGGTCTCAGACTCAGGTGGGAAGACGCTTCTCCAACTTCGTAGCGAGTTAGCTAGGACCAAGGCTAAGTTTGGGCAGGTGGGGATGGTTTGTGTAGACTACCTGCAGTTAATGAAGTCTCCCAACAATAAAGACAATCGCTTCCAGGAGGTGTCTACTATCGCCCGTGGACTCAAGGAGTTGTCGATGGAGTTCAAGGCTATTATTATGGCGGCGGTTCAATTAAGTCGTGCCGTAGAGCAGCGCATCGGTGGGGATAATCGGCCACAGTTGAGCGACCTTAGGGAGTCCGGCGAAATTGAGCAGGCGGCAGATTTGGTTGTCTTTACCCATCGGCCTAGTATAAACTGGAAAAAGGCTAATATCCCTCCTCCAGGTGACGAGTTAATTATTGCAAAGCAACGCCGTGGACCGCAGGGGGTGGTAAAGGTTACCTATCAGGGAGATGCCTTTAGGTTTGTGAGTAGGACAGGAGATTAAGGAATGTTTAGATTTTTACTGGAGTTCAAGTCGCCCAGGGGTGTTACGGTACAGGCCGCCTACGTCTCAGAGAAGGAAGTTGGGGATGCCTGGAAGTTCTTAGAGAAGTTGCTCGATGAGCGATTCAGGACGCCTGATGTTGATATTACCATCAAGTCTTCCGCCAAGTTTCCCAATGGGACAATCTTGATCCCTGGGGCTAATGTCTTTGAGTTAATCCCAGACATGGGAACCGCTGAGGCTATTGAGTTTACTCCACCCACCAAGCTAATCTTGTGAAAATAGACCATAAGATTCTTCTCTCTGCACTTGAGAACTGCTCCCTGGGTAACAATGGACTAGTTAAAGTAACTCCTGGTAAGATTTCCTCAGTGGGGCCGTCGATGTCTGTCTCTGTGGCTATCCAGGGGGCCGGTGAGGAGGTCTTTGTTTTGCCTATGGCTAGGCTGCTATCGGTCCTGAAAGGTTCTGCTACCGGGATGGTTGATATCTCAATCAATAAGGGCTCTGCGGTAATAAAGGTAGGTAGGTCTGTTATTCGGCTACCGCTGTCAGAAGAGTCGGCAGTACCTGAGACAGAATCACTCCAGTCCTGGAGTGATTTTCCAATAGATGTCGTTACTGCTGCTATGGCTGTTGTGTCTATCATTCCAAGGCGCGACAATCTACAGGGCAATTTCTTCTCCGAGGGGGCGAGTATTAGGCCGCTAGGTAAGGGAATGGTAGTCTGTGGGCACGACAGTAGTGCCATGGCCTTCTGTGTTATGTCAAAGGTGGACCAGTTGATCGGTAATACTATCCCTGTTCGTCTGGTGCGAGCTATGGGTGGTCTAACTGGGAATCTGGAGGTAGCTATTGGAGACAACTCGATCTCTGTTCGCGGAGGAGGGGTTACTTTTACCCATAGGAAGCTATCTAGGAAGCAGGTAGAGGTTGAGAAGATCGTTCCGAAGCTAATGGGCGACCTGCCGTTTAGTGAAGTAGAAGTACGGTCCTTCGGGGCGGCGATTAGGGCGGCATCCCAGTTCTCGAAGGAGCGGGATTTTGCACCGTTTGTAGTTAAGTCTGACGTAGGGTGTCTGTCGGTTTCTTCGGAGGATGTCGCCGACGGAGGAGTGGATAGCGAGGTAGATTGCCCTCAGGTTGCTCCAGGGATGGTTTTTAAGGTAAACTCTAAGTATGTTCTAGACTTCCTTGGTTCGGTAGAGTCTGAGTCAATTAAGCTCGCTAAGTCCGACCACGTTATCTTAAAGGGATCCACTAAGGGGCTAGAAGTTGTTTGCAGTATCGCTACAATGAGGATTTAATGGCAACTGGAATTCAAAGACTGAAACGAGACGACGTAGAGCTTGTCCCCATGACGGATAAGACCGAGCTTGCCGCGCTGAACGCCGCAGGGATCACGGGAGAAGACGCTGAGTTCCTGTGTGACATCATTAAAAATGTAGATAACAAAGAAGTTATCGACATGAAAATCCCTGAGGATATCACCCTTGAGCAGTTCGACTATGGGTTCAAACTGTTATCTACTGCTCATGATAAGTGGTATTACGCCAAGGAGTTGACTAAGCCGATGATTGCTCGCATGATGACTATTATGCTCAATCGTCCAGACCTCATGATGGCTATCGGCTGCGAGAATCATACCCAATTCCTGAATCATGTAGCCCCTAAGCGTTATGGGGTTAGCCGGTCACTGCTGTGGGGGATCTATCAGTTTAGTAAGCAATGGGAAGACTTTAACCCTTCTATTATCAACACCATCGGCATTGATAAGCTGTCTCTGATCTCTCGCGCTGTACCTTTGCCTAAGAAAGCCGACGAGTCGGTGCGTCAGGCCGTAATCAAGAAGCGCAGGGAGCTTTTGCCTATCACTGAGGGGGCTACCTATAGGCAGATTGTTGATAAGTTGGACGCGGCTGGTGTGGCACCTAAGACGTTCTTGCTGCCTAGTATCATTAAGATCAAGACCGATGTAGAGACAGTTAAGCTATGGGACTCCTTTGTAAATAACAAGGATGTCCATGAGCGGTGCGGGACGTCGGATCCAAGCGTTATTTTCGGATACGCCATTCAGGAGTGCTTCTCGGTCTGGGCGCTAAAGGCCGATAATACGGTAATTGATTATGAATCAATCAACCCTGGAGAATAAGACTGGCGGCAAGGTAACTACAAACATAAGCGTTGGAGAATCATCAACTTACGCAATTGTTATACCTCACAAAGAGTTTGGAGAGTTGGCCCTGTGTACAACTATCAAGTCTAAGCCTAGGGCAATGCAGGCTTTGTATGACATGTGGTGGAGACATCGCTCAAACGAGGTCTTCCTAAGGGATAAGTGGAGTTGTTGCAACTGTGGGTCTAGGCGAGACCTTCATTGTGATCACGTTGTAGAGCGCTCCCGTGGCGGCAAGGATAACCTAGATAACCTTCAGACGCTTTGCGCTGGTTGTCACTCAGAGAAGCACAGACTGGTAGGTCGATGGAAGAAGAGTTAGTAATTACAATCTACGGCGATACTCAGTCAAAGAAGAACCGCTATCGCTTCGGGGCTAATGGACGGCCTTATAAACCTGCCTTCGTAAAAGAGGCTGAAGATCAAGCCTTATCTCAGATCCCCTGGGAGATGCAGGGATTGCGCCTAAAGAGTCCTGCGGTAGTCTTTAGTGCTATTGTCCCAAAGAAGTCGATGGCAATGGATATCGACGGCGCTTTTACTACAGTCCTGGACTACTTGGTTAAGGCCAAGGTTATTCAGGATGACAACATCAGGAACTTCAACGGCCCTAAGCTGATTGTTCCGGCGGAAGAAGGGGATCACAAGGCAATGACTATTAAGTTGTATCCCTCGGGGAAACTACCATTGGCGGAGGTGATGAAGTGGGCTCAACGTCAGTAAGAATCGATAATCGGTCGCTCTATGAAATTGCCTCCATTATTGGAGAGTATAAGCCTGATGTCTCGGTACAAATCCTTGAGAACGTAATCTCTAGCGGAACTGGAGGAGTGGGTGATGCCGAGCTTTATAACGCCCTTGGTGTAGCTCGTCTAAAGGCTAACGGTGACATTGCTGGCAGCCTAGATGCCTACGAAAAGGCAATTGCTGCGGGTGGATCAGATCCACAGGTGTACGCTAATCAGGCTTATGCTAAGATGTGGAATTACGACCTGTCGG